TTCCTACCTACGTATGCTTACTATATTATCCTATTGTTATCCTATTGTAAGACTATAGGTATACGTACGTATCCGCAGCTATTACATACGTAATAAACTATAGATACTAACGTATGTTTATGTGCGTACAGTACGTACTACATCATGTATACATATGTACATATGGAATACTATAGTAGAAAGTGTAGCCAATGCTACAATGTGAAACCTCTTGACCCCCTCCATAGGGGTCATACCCCCACCGTCGGCGCAATGAACTACACCTCGAGAATATCTAACAATATTTTCTACACCTCAAAAGTATCTCGGTAAAATTTTAAGGAACTTCTATTTTGGATATTAACTGTTGATACTTAGTTTGATTCTCAATAACTTCCGGATCAGAGAACAATCTCTTTTCTATTACTATAAACTGATAATGTTGTTTAGCTAATTCTTTCAATTCTTGATTCATTTATTAATTTCTCTATTTCTTCTTCTGAATGTCCAGTAGCTTCTAGTAAACAAGGATATTTATGTTTCCAGAAATAATCAGACATTCCATGTTTGCTTTTCTTATCTAACCAATGTGAGTTGGTTGTTAACCAATGTTCATTCATATTTATTTCCTGGTAAATTGTAAACTTTACCTTGATTCACCCAGTAATGTATCCCCATTTGTAAATACTTACATGTTGCATTATTTGCTGCTTCTTTTATAGAAGGATAAATAACATCAGGTAAATGTTCTAAATCTTTATCTAAGTTGTGATAAATCCATAATTGTCCCTGAATCCCAGATTCCATAAGATTTTTACAAAATACTTGAATTCTAGGTTTAACATTCATAGGTATTTTATCTATTTGATCGTAGTGAACTACTATCGCATTAGACGGTCTTTTATGTGCTATTTTCATAAAGTGATACTATCCCTCCAAGTTGTAAAAATAATGCATCAGTGAGCTTCCTACGGGCTTGGCGAGGCATTCTAATGTAAATGGTTGTCTTCTATTTTATCTAAACACTGATTAATCCATTTACAAAAGGATTCTAAATTATCCGTATCTTTAGGAAAGTTCATACAAGTAATAAACTCTCCTCTATTTCTACTATAACAAAACTCATGTAAATTATCTTTTTTATTAAATTCGTAATAAAACACTTGACAAACTCCTTAAAAAGGTTTATACTTATGTATATGAGTAATATTCATTCTATTTCTAATAAACAACTACACGAAGGCTACTTAATGCTAGACCACAGAGCATCTCCAGGATTAACTCCGGAGGAAGCCATGAGTCTAGGTTACGGTACAGAAGCTTCTGGAGAGAAACTCTATGAAGCCAAGACTAATCACTGTAGTCACTGTGGTACTGTTGTTATTATGAACCCACATCGTACACGAGAAAGATCTTATTGTCAAGCTTGCAATAAGTATATTTGTGATAATTGTGGAATAGGAATGAGATTACCAGATTATGTACATAAAACTTATACACAAATACTAGAAGAAGGTCTTACCTTCTATTCAAACTTTAAGGAATAATAATGGCTAAACGATCGTTTAATACTTTCGGACAGACCTTCACTAATACTGCTTTGGCAACTAACCTAGCCAACGGTACTTATATGGCTATGGTCGGTTCATCTACTACTCAAATTACAGATATTCTTGAGATTCTTATTTCAGGTACTGGTGCTGCTTCTACCATTGGAGCATTTGCTTATATTCCCATTTCTACAGCTCAGGCTGGTGGCGCTACCGCTCTAGCAGCTCCTAATTCAGATGGTCCTGTTCAGTCAAATGCAACTCCGGTAGCAAATACTACATATGTTGCTGCTACTACTAATGGACCTCAAGCATCTAACGCTATTACAGCACCTAAGATTAACGTTGGTTTAAACACTTTTGGTGGAATTATCCGTTGGAACGCAGCTCCAACTCAGCAATTTACTATGATTGGTAATGCTGTCTTTGCTGCTGGTCCTCCTGTTACTTTTGGACAATCAGTTTTAATGAATATGACTGCCGGTACTGGTGGTGCTGCAACTGCTAACGCCCATATTATCTATGAGCCTTATTGATTGGTTTAGGAAAAGACCACCTTCTAAATCTCCACCTAAACCTGCTGCAATAACCAGGTTAGATTTACATATAAAATACAGGAATAATACCTCTATGTCTACTGCTACTCTCACTTGGACTAATCCAACTACACGTCTGGATGGTTCTACTCTTGCTCCTACTGATATCGCTCAGATCAACGTCTTCGATCTAGCCAACCTAGTCCCTGGTACTGTCCTTATTGGAACTGTCCCAGGTGCAGGCATTACCTTCACCACTCCAACGCTAACTGTCGATACGCATAACTTTACAGTTACTGTCCAGGATACAACTGGTCATACTTCAGCAGCCTCTAATGTCGCTACTGTAGTTGTCCCCGCTACTCAGGCTAATCCATCTGCAGTGACTAACCTCTCTGCAATGCTAAACCCCTAATGGCTGCTTCTTTCTCAGATTCCTACCTACTCGCTCAAGACCCTACCTTCCAAGGCAGGGTCGGAGCAGGTCTGTTCACCTACTGTCAAGTAGTAGGTACAGAAGGATGGACTGTAGCATTTCATAGGGAACGAGCACAGTTAGCAGTTAATGTCTTTAATGCTCCTTTAAGTGCTCAGGGTGTAAATCCTTATCAAGTACAGTTTGCGCACTCAGTAGCTGCTGATACTAGTATCTTAGCTGATGCTACAGTAGCTGGTACAGTTCCCATTACAGGAGCCAATGCAGCTGCTCAAGCTATATTAGTAACTGATACTCATATTTCTAATGCGATATCTGCTCAGTTTAATAGTTACATAAGAGTACCTAACGGCTAATAGCCAATGGCACTATCAGTAACTCAGGTAAAGACTGGCGTCTTAACAGTTGCCGCTACTTCTTTAACTGTTACTTTCAATACTGGTATTGCTGCAGGAAGCATTATTGTAGCTGTTGGTAGTCTACAAAGCTCTGCTAATCTAAACTCCATGACGGATAATAACAGTGATACTGTTACGACATGGGCCAATGATAGTGCATCTTTCAATGCTCTATTTGATGGGAATTCATACTGGGTATTTTGTAAAGCTTTCTTTAACCCTACTTCTGGAACTACCTCTGTAACTGTAAATTACAGTGCTGCAGTTTTAGGAGACTTAGTAATATACGAAGTAGCTGGATTCACAGCGGGAACAGCCTCCTTTGACAAAGCGGTCGATGCGCTTCTTCCTGGATCTTCAACCGCAATAAGTAGCGGGTCCTCCGGAACATTAGCTCAGGCAGCTGAGTTCGCCGTAGGCTTTGGCCTCGCTTATACCGGCACTATTACCGCTGTCGGCTCTGGCTGGGCTAACGACGGTGTTCGTACTTACAACTCAAACAGCACCGTAGCAATGAGCCAAGTGACCGCAGCTACGACTGCGATTACTGCAACTGCAACGATAAATACTGCTCAGTTCTGGGATGCTTTTATTGCTACAGTTAAAGGTACTGTTAGTAGTAGTGCTGCTCCTTTTGTATCTAACGTAACAAATTTACCACCTAGTGGATATGTTTATTCAGATTGGTATAAATGGACAGATGATACCAATACTCTACTTCCTACACCTACGGTATTAACACAAACACTACGTGTACAGAAAGACTGGCCTAATCCGTACCCAGTAACATGGTACAGGTCTTGGGAAGAACACACATTACTTCCTAAACCTACTCCTTTTCTACCTTTTGATTGGCCTAACCCTAGACCTGTTAGTTGGTATCAGAGTTGGTGTGTTTCAGGTAATGCTTTAACAGCAGTTACTCAAGCTCCGTTTCGTCAGAATAGTTGGCCAAATCCTCAACCAATTACTTGGTATCAAAGTTGGACACGAAGCTTTCAACAAGCAATACCCTTTAATCAGTTAGACTGGCCCTTACCTAAGTCTAATCAGCCTCTCCTACAAACATGGTCTCAAAGTCTAAACTTATTTTATCAATCAGAGACTTTTCCCTTTGTACAGACTGATTGGCCTAATCCACAGCGAACGGTATGGTATCAGGATTGGCGTGTTAATCTTTTACAAGGTACGCTAACTCCTACTTTCCAAGCACCATTTATTCAAACAGACTGGCCTTTACCACGAACATACGTGCCTATAGATCAGTTTTGGCAGAATAATCTACAGCTTTTACCTAGACCTACACCATTCTTTCAGAATGTAGATTTTCCTCTTCCAGTAGTTAGTCAACCTATAGATGCTACTTGGATCCAGAATCTCTCTGAATTTCTACAATCGAATACATTTCCTTTCTCTCAAACAGATTGGAAGAATCCTTATCCACTATATTGGTATAGGAATCATAATCAAAATCTAGTAATTTATTTACCAGTAGGTATACAACCATTCAATCAAACTGATTGGCCTTTACCTAAAACAACGCAACCAATAGATCAAACATGGTTGCAGTCTTTAGTTCTTAATTTACCAGAACCTCCACCTCCTATTGTAATTACTTCAGCAGGTCGGTGGATATCTCCAGAAGAGGTAATATCAAGCATTGCCCGTAAATACGGATCAATCGGAGGTCTCGCAAGTGCGAACTCCCGCACAGCAGCTGAGAGAAGCCTTCTTGCGTCCATTGCCGCAGCCCACAGATGGAAAAAATAAGGAAATGCAAGCCTTGGGAAAGCTCGGCGGACGGCCTAGAAAACCGCTTAGCATAGGTATCCCACCTAAGCAAAAACCATTAACAATAGAAAGCCTAAGCCGTAGAAACCGCTTAGCATAACAAAATTTATAAGGAAAAACCGATAAATGGCTCAATATGGTCTAAATAACGTTCCTTCTTACGATAATCTAAAGGGAACAGCAACAAGAGCTCACGAAGGTTCTATGTCGCATGATGGTAGTGCTGGCGCTCCAGTCCACGATCCAGGTGGGTATACCGCTGGTAAAGTAGGTTCTGGTACTCCAACTCGTCTAGAGCATGGTGCTCCTTCTGGTATGGATATGTAATGGATAATCCTTTCGCGGATAAACCTAAACATTATCCGCTGCCTTCAGTACCAAAGAAGCTTCCTGAGTTTCCCAGTGGTAAGAATGCAGAACATGACTTTAGGATAGATAATTCTTTTCCTACTCAAGGATCAGCACAGCCAGCATCTTCTGGTTCTCAATCTTCAGCTCCTGATGCTTCTACAACTCCAGGAATAAATGAATGAAGAAACAAACTAAAAGTTCACACGCATACCGTGGTAGGAACATAGCTCAGACTATTGCTCCTGGCTTTCCACAAGAAGCAGATAGTCAAGCCGCTCATCTAGGTTCTCAATCAATGGCGCCTCAAGGACCAATGGGTCCAGGTGACGATGGTACGCCTATGGGACCGACTCAGGATATGTCGTTTGGGAGGACAGCATGACAATTATGGCACCTAAAGATAATAAGGGTAATCAACTCTATTCAGAGTCTATGCAAGGCATGGATCCTAAGTATCCACATCATGGTCTGTCTAATGACCATCTAATGCCTAAACGTAGTGATATTCAGGATGTAAGTAAACATCCTATTGATAATCGCCCACGTCCAGTAGGCGGTGGTCAGAAGCCACAGATTATGCCTCCTAAGAAGATGATTGATGATTCTTCTCACTTTGGTAAAGGTAATAAGGCTAAACCGCAAGGCTCAGCTAAATTTCCTGTAGGTTCTTAATGTCAGAGTCAGTAGTTAAGGCTGCTGCTGCAGTTATAGCTACTGCAGATGCAATTGATGCTGCTCGTGAAGCAGTAAAGAAGGCAATAGATTGTCACGACAAAGCTGGAGAGTCTTTAAGAGAAGCAGTTAAGAATGCCAGCAGGATATGAGAAAATAAGAGATAAGTTTATCTCTAAAGGTAAATCAACAAAATACGCTAAGAAACATGCCGCTATGATTTGGAATAGTAAACATTCAGGTAAATCAGCGGTTGGAAGAGGAAGATAATGGCTAATACAATACCATCGGGAGCACAACCTTTATCAGCTACGGCTACAGGTACATCAGGTACTTTGGTTGCAACGTTAGGTGCTAATACAAATACAGGCCGTAATATGTACTGTACAGGTTTTAGTTATCAAAGTACAGGAGCTACGGCTGCATCTCAAGTAACTATAACAATTTCATATGCCCCAGCAGCTAATGGTACTGCAGTAGTACTAGGTACTTGGAGTTATCCTATATCTGCAGGAGCAGGAACTCTTCAAGTTCCCTTTGAAATTAATCTAATACCTCCAGTAGCTTCCTATATGTATATTACTGGTGTGACTAATGGTGCTACAGGTACTCCCACAGGTTCTATTAGTATATCTACTACTACTAATGGTGCAGGAGCTACTCTGTGTGCTGCTAATATCTGGGGGTACATGATCTGAGTGATTGTATGGGAAATCAGTCTCGGTACTTTATTGACTTTAGGAACTGTTCTAGTTAGTGCTGCTGGTTTCTATTGGAAACAGAACTATGACTCCAAGGAAATAAAAGAAGATATCAGAGATATCAAAGATGATATCAAGATATTAAACAAACTTATTATTGAGTCTGCCATACTAACAAAAGATATAATATATTTAAAAGATCGTGTTGAGTTATTTGAACGTAGATTTGATAAGGTTTTAGACTATCTTCGTAGAGATGGTCATAATATTGATTAATGCCTCGTAAAAAGAAAGTAAGTAAACTTCAGGAAGCTAGGGATGTACACCGTCTAGATGCTGAAGCAGACTTTATTAAGTTCATTGAAATAGTACAACCTCACAGGTTGTTAGGAAATATACACCGAGAAGTAATATCTTGGTGGACGAGGTCTGAAGCGCATAAGTATCAACTATTGTTGCTTCCTCGAGACCACATGAAGTCTTCTTTAATAGGACTTCGCGTGGCATGGGAACTAACCCGGGATCCCACTCTACGTATCTTATATATTTCTTCTACTTCTAATCTAGCAATAAAACAACTTAAGTTCATTAAAGATATTCTTACGTGTGATAATTATCGAGCATTATGGCCCGATATGATCTTCCAAGAGGAAGCTAAACGTGAGAAATGGACTGAGAAAGAAATATCAATAGACCACCCAGCAAGGAGGGAACACTATGTACGCGATCCAAGCATCTTTACTGCTGGGCTCACTAGCAATATCGTTGGTATGCATTGTGACATTGCTGTACTTGATGACGTGGTTGTTCAAGCCAACGCCTACACAGAAGAAGGACGATCAAAAGTAAAAGATCAGTATTCACTTCTTTCTTCTATTGAAACAGTAGGTGCAAGGGAGTGGGTAGTAGGTACTCGCTACCATCCATTAGACTTATACGCCGACCTACAGGCAATGGAGATATCTGATTACGATGAGTTGGGTAATGTGGCCCGTTCTGAACCATTATTTGAAACTAAAGAATACCCTGTCGAAACGATGGGAGACGGAACTGGACAGTTCCTCTGGCCAAGACAACAAGCTAAAAACGGAAGATGGTACGGATTTGACTCCAAGATACTTGCTGAAAAAAGAGCACAGTACCTTAATAAAGTACACTTCCGGGCACAATACTATAACGATCCGCACGACGTCGATTCGGCCCCCATCAAAAGAGATCAATTCCAATACTATGATCCAATCTGGCTAGTTGCTAAAGATGGTAGATGGTATTTTAAGAATGAAAGACTTAATGTTTTCGCAGCGGTTGACTTCGCTTATACTACTAATAGGAAGTCCGATTATACTGCCATTGCTGTGGTTGGTTGCGATGGGAGCCATAACTACTACATACTTGATATTGAACGTTTCAGGACTGATAAACCCTCGGAATACTATAGCAGAATACTCAAATTATATGAGAAATGGGGATTCTATAAGATCAGAGCTGAAGTTTCTTCAGCACAAGTAGTAATAGTTAGAGATTTAAGGGATAATTATATAAGAAAGAATGGCCTTTCTCTTGCAGTCGAAGAATATAGACCTAGTCGATGGACGGGTAGTAAAGAAGAAAGAATACTGGCAGTCTTGGAGCCTAAATACGCCAATAGACAAATATGGCATTATCTCGGTGGAAACTGTCAGGTACTTGAGGAAGAACTGATATTTGTTAATCCATCTCATGATGATTGCAAAGATGCCCTAGCTTCTTGTGTTGACTTCTGTGTTCCTCCTACTTCTCTATTCCGCAGTTTACGACGTTTAGATATACAAGAGTTTACTTTTCATAATAAGTTTGGAGGTGTTACGTGAATTTAACCATTCACAATGGTATTATAGTTAATGTTGATCGTGAAAAGATTCAATCAATAAGTCCTCATATAGATAAAGGTTCTGTAGTTGTAGTTCAACGGGGAGATTTATCTCAAGCCATACATGTTATGGAAACAGTAGAAGAAGTATTAAAGTTAAAAGATGAATAGTTTTTATCCCCAAGGATTTTACTGTCCTAAGTGTGGAGAGTGGATTTCCTGGTCTAATCATGGAATATGTCCTTATTGTAAAGAAGTTGTTAAGTGACTGGACGAGTATTAGAATTACATAATGTAATAGAGCCAGATCTTCTGGCTACGCGTCTCACCGAGAGATTTATCGAGTGGGATACTTTACGTATTACAAAGAAGAATGATTGGGAAGAGGTACGTAGATATGTTTACGCGACAGATACGACACAAACAACGAATAACCAGCTCCCGTGGAAGAATAAGACGACAGTCCCGAAACTTTGCCAAATAAGAGATAATCTTTATTCTAACTATACTGCTACTCTCTTTCCTCAACGTAAATGGTTGGTATGGGAAGCCAATGAATACGATAGCAACTCTACTCTTAAACGAGATGCTATTACGAATTATATGAACTGGGTAATTGCCCAACCTATGTTTAAACATGAAATGGACAAGATTATCATGGATTACATAGATTTTGGTAATTGCTTTGCTACTGTAGAGTGGATAGATCAGAGGGTCCAGGTTACTGGCGATAAAACACAAGCTGGATACGTAGGACCTATGGTTCGCCGTATCTCCCCTCTTGATATTGTATTTAATCCTACTGCTGAAAACTTTCTTTCTTCACCTAAGATAGTACGTTCTATTATCTCAATGGGTGAGTTGAGAGAACTATTGGAGAGAATGTCTAATGATGAAAACCGAGTTGAATACGAAAGACTCTATGACTATCTTAAGAACATTCGTTTTCATGCACGCTCTTTTCAGGGAGACTGGATACAAAGGGACCATCTCTACCAAATGGATGGCTTCACATCTTTTAGACAGTACCTTATGTCCGACTTTGTTGAAATACTCACCTTCTACGGTGATTACTACGACTATATAAACGATACATTCGAGAAGAACCGTGTCATCACTGTTATTGATCGTCATAAGCTCATCAATAATAAGCCTAATCCCTCTTTCTTTGGTTATCCTCCTATATTTCATGTCCCCTGGAGAAAGAAACAAGACAATCTTTGGGGAATGGGACCTCTAGATAATCTAGTAGGTATGCAATATCGTATGGATCATGTGGAGAATATGAAAGCAGATGTTTTCGATCTCATTACATATCCAGTACAAAAGGTAAAAGGATTTGTCGAAGACTTTACGTGGCGTCCGGGTGAGAAAATCTTTGTGGGAGATGAAGGGGATGTTGAAATGGTTGTCCCTGATGTCAATGCTTTACAAGCCAACATGGAGATACAAAATCTTGAACGTCTTATGGAAGAGATGGCAGGTGCACCTCGCGAAGCAATGGGTTTTCGTTCCCCCGGGGAAAAGACTAAGTATGAAGTTCAACGATTGGAAAATGCCTCTGCTCGTATCTATAACAATAAAATAAAACAATTTGAAGAGCATTTCGAAGAACATCTGTTCAACGCAATGTTGGAACTTGCCCAACGTAATCTTGTCGGGGCAACCACGATACCTGTATTTGATAACGAATTAAAGATCGTAACGTTCCAAAACTTAACCATAGACGATATTACTGGTATTGGACGGATTAAACCAATAGCTGCCAGGCATTTCGCAGAACAGGCAGATTTAATACAGAACTTAACCGCCCTTACTGGTAGTAACCTATGGCCCTCAGTACAACCTCATTTCTCTGGTGTTAAACTAGCGAAGATATTAGAAAAGGTATTTAATCTGGAAGATTATCAAGTAGTTATGCCTTTCGTTGCTCTTGCTGAGCAAGGCGAAGGTCAAAAGTTTATGAATGCCATAGAAGAGCAAGTACACGCATCTAGTCAAACAGCTACAGGACAAGGGTATGACTTTGATAATGCAGGTGGTGGACAACCGCCTCCTCAGTCCAATGCTATGAATCTACAGCGTCAACCAGCTGCTAGTGCTTCTCCTAAAGGAACAATAGCTTCACAATGAGTTTTATGTGGATATGTCGGCGTTGTTGTACAAGAAATCCTCCTACGGCTCCTAATTGTTTAAGCTGTGGAGTGCCTAGACATTGAAGCCTGAAGCATTAACAATACAAAAGAAACTAATTACTAACGATACATTAACCTACGAAGATAGGACCTTTCTTATAGGATTTATATACTTCGCATTAGAATTGAGAGAATTTATAGGCCATGACCGACGACCTACTGAACCTACCACAAGATAATTATTTAGAAAATCTTGTAGGTGAAGGAAAGAAGTTTAAAACAGCGGAAGAACTTGCTAAAGGCAAGTATATCTCTGACAACTATATACTAACACTCGAATCTCAGATGGACCAACTGAGAGGAGATTATCTAAAACTACATGAAGAGCAAGTGGCTAAGGCTGGTTTGCAGGAATTAATTGACAAAATGAACATCCAGAATAAACCTGTTTCAGTGGACATTAAACCCCTCGTCCCAGAAACAAAGTCTCCCATCGATTCCAAACAGATTGAAGATTTGATTGATTCTCGTATGAGTCAGCGTGAGCAGACTAAGAGAGAAGCAGAGAATATTCAGTTTGTTAAAACAAAACTAGAAGCAACTCTTGGTAAAGAATATCATGATGCGCTTCAATCGAGAATGGCTGAAGTAGATCTTTCTGCTGATCAGTTCAATTTGATGGCTCGTAATAATCCCAAAGCTTTAACAAGACTTTTGGATTTAGAACCTCAGATGGTTCCATCCCGTGATCCGTTCGCACCACCTCGTTCTCAAGTTAGAACAGACCAGTTCAAACCAAAGACTGAAGTACGAGACTGGGCATGGTATCAGGACTTGAAAGTGAAAGAACCTAAGAAATACTATTCTCGTGAAACAAACGTCCAAATGCATAAAGATGCATTAGCTCTAGGCGCAGCCTTTGAAACTGGTGACTTTAATCGTTTTGACAAAGATTTTCGTATAAATTATTAAATAGGAGACTAACAAATGGCAGGCTTTATGGATGCCAATACTCAGTTTCTTCTAAGAACAAACCTGTGGTCACGCCACATAAAGGAATTGCTCCTAGACGAACTGAATGCCATGAAGTTTGTTCGTATTATCTCCGACTTCCCAGATGGTGTTACACTTAACATTCCGTCGATTGGTGAAGCTATTACTGCTGACTTTACAGAAGGTCAGGCTATTAAGTATAATGCAATGGATACAGGTAACTTTACCTTTGCATTTGATCGATACAAGTATTCAGCTAACGCAATCTCCGAAAAGTTTAAGCGTGATTCTTTCTATGCAGCCGATGTTATTGCCGCGTTTATTCCGCGTCAACACCGTGCATTGATGGAAGCCGTAGAAACGGACATTCTTGCAAAGGCAAATGGCGGTCAGACCGCTGGCAATGCAAACATAATTAACCTTGCCGATCATCGTTGGGTAGGTACTGGCGCAAGCGCCGCTATCGCATATCCAGACTTCGCACGTGCGCATTATGCCCTTACAAAGGCTAATGTTCCACTGGTGAATCTGTGCGCGATTGTTGACCCTTCCGTCGCATATACTATTCAAACCCAGTCTAATCTGGTAAATCTTCTCTCCCCCATGCCAATGTGGGAAAACGTCATCCGTGATGGCGCTATGACTGGATTTAAATTCAGATTTAATCTGTTTGGTTTTGATATCTATGTGTCAAATTACCTTCCGACAATTGCTTCCGAAACTATTACAACTGGTGGTTCCGCTGGTACTGTAACTAATGGTGTTGCAAATTTCTTCTTCTCTGCCGCTCCCGGCGACACACTTCCTTGGGTTGGCGCATTCCGTCAGCTCCCGACGGTGTATTCGGAGTTCAATAAAGATCTCCAGCAAGAAGAGTATTTGACCGTTGCTGAATGGGGCTTCAAGCTCTATCGGCCGGAAAACCTGATTACAATCCTGACCAACACTACTGTTGTTCCGAGCTAATGGAGACATAATATGGTCGCAGGTTTTTGGTATAATCAAGATGGGTTGCCGCTTCAATACGGCACTCAGAAACAACTCCCGGAAATGGGCGGAGACTATCTGGTTTACGGTGAATACCGTGAAATAGAGCAGTATATTCCGCTTGTTCCCACAACTTGGGGTCTTAACTCCCAATTCACTGTTCAGCCACCGCCTACTAGCCTTACCTTCAGTGGTACTGGTACGCCGTATCAGTCTGGTATTCAGTCTCTCACGACTGAGTTCCCGTTGCAGATTACTGCTCCGCAGACTGCATCTGGCAGTGCATTGACTCTCTCTAACACTCAGTTGTTCATTGAGAAAGTTGAACTCGAAACTCTCCAGACTATCGCTCCTAGTGGTAACACTATGACTGTTGGTTTGGTTCTCACTAATCCAGGTTCTCCCAGCTCTACATTTGTACAAGCTACTCCTAATGCAGGATTTCAGCTTATTGGTACAAGTGCAGCTACTGGGTTGACTTTGAGCAGCACTATCCTCGTTGTTGGTACTCGTACTGAGTTCAACGTTGCAGGTGTAACCGGAACAGTTTTTGGTGGTGGTGTTCCCACTGCTACTACTGGTAACGGTGGTGCATGGTTGGGTAACGTTCCTCTCGTGACGAACGCTATTACTCCGCTTCCTCAGAATGCTTGGATTTCCACACTTACGAACGGTGCATTCACATCGGGTCTTATAAAGATGCGTGTGAAGTACTGGATCTATGGTAACATCAGCTACTAACTGATATCATCTATGTGGGGCTTCGGCCCCACTAGATGTAGAAAGGAAAACAAATGGTCGATACTTCAAGACGCCTTGATCTCAGTGGAAATGATGTTATTGTGAATGCTCTTGCTTTTGCTTCTGCTGGTACTGTTGGTACAGGCGGATCACAAGGTAATATTGTTATTGATGTTAATAGTGTTAATCCAACTATTGTTGCAGGAACATCTGCTACATTGACGTTGGCTAATATTGCTACTGGTATGGTTATTTCTACTAATGCAGGTGCTACTACACTTACATTGGATACTGCAGCTAATATTGTTGCAGCCCTAGCTAATACCTATTCAGGAGCAACTACTACATCTACATCAGGTACTACGGTATCCTTTACTGTAAGTGCACATGGAGCGGCAGGAGTTACTCTTGCAGTAGGTACAGGAGGCACTCTTGCTTCAGGTTCTACTGGTACGATAGCTACTGGTACTCAGAAGATATTTCTTCTTCAAATCTCTAACGTTACATCTCCAGCATACAACGTGTATGCTTAAAGAAAGTAGAATATGGCTGAAAATTTAAATCTCAATAATGTAGCTACGTTTCAAAACGATACGTCTGCAGTTAATACTGTGAACACTAATTTCTCAGCTATAACTACTGCAATGAATGATGTTCTTTCTAGAAGTGGAATTAGTCCTAATCAGATGAGTTCCACTCTGGATATGAACAATAATCAAATAATTAATCTTCCCTTTCCCACTACGTTGAATTCTCCAGCTAGGTTACAGGATGTAACCAATGCTCAGAATATAACAATTATTAGTGCTCTCACAGGAACCTCAGGACATACTGTTCCATTTCTAGATGGAACTAATACTTGGTCTGGAATACAGACATTTAACGCAGGTATTTTAGGAACAAATACAAATCCCAGTTCTTTTACCACAACTAATGTATTCAATCAAATTGCTGTTTCAGGTGATAATTTAGATGCAAGTGGACTAGGGAATGTAGCTGATGCTTTTTCTATTTACCACGGTATTGGAGGTTCCAATACTAAAGGCGCTAGACAAGCATTTCAATCAACCATTCAATTATTAAGTCCTACTTCTGTTTCTAATACCAGTAGAAACTATATAGCTGGTGTATTTACTGCACAAGCTGTCTCTAATGATGGTGGTGGCATAGGAACTGAAAAGGGAACTATAGGTGGAATTAATCCAGCTGTGATATTGAATGCTGCCGCTACTAATATGGCAGAAATATCAGGCGGTGAAATAAATACAACTTGTTTAACAGGTTCTTCTGTTCTTGATAAATGGGGATTTGCGATTGTTCAAACAAGTAACGACACTGTTTTTGGATCTCGTAATGATGCGGCTGTTCGTTTGGTCAATCAATCAGGTTCTGTTGGTTGGTTAAATGGAATTCAATTCGGAGATGGTATTAACCAGTTTCCTGTAAAGACTGGAGGAACCCTTATTAAAACAAAAGGTGGGTCTACAGTTGTAAGTGGTATTGATTTTTCTGTTACTACATTTAGTGGAAATGCTCTTTTAACTAATGGATTTTCAGTAGGACCTACAGGAACAATTGGTGTAGGTGGTCCAGGAATATCTAACGGTACTTTGAATCTTGCTGGAACTACTAGTGGTCAAATTCAATTTCAAACTAATGCTACATCAAATCTATTAACTATTAACCAACCTATTCAAGTAGGTGTTATCGGTTCTACAGCAGGTCAATTAACATTAGCAGGACAGACGAGTGGTTCAGCTATCTTAAGCTCTTCAGCAACTGGTGGAACTCTTCAGTTAGGTGCTGGTAATCTTACTATAGATATTAGTGGTAATTTAGTTACTACTGGAAGTGCTAAAGTAGGAAGTACTACTCCTGCCATATCAGGTGGAGACACAAGTCATGCTTATTTTATGGCTTCAGGTTCACTATTCGGTATATTTTATGGTGTAGGTGCTCCGACTATAACGGCTGCACAAGGGTCTCTTTATTTGAGAACTGATGGAGTGATTAACGCTCGTTTATATATTAACACAACTGGTTCAAATGTTTGGACTGCATTCAACACAACTACATAAGGAAATAAAACATGGCTTTTAATCTTGCTAATTTAACCAGAGCTTTTGACGGCGCTCCTGTAGTTTATGATTACTCTACTGCTGATAATACATCAACTGTGGAGGCTTCAGGGTATTTTACAGATGTTAGATTTTTTAGAACTAGAGATAATGCTGGCGGAATAGGAGATACTCTTAGGATTTCAGCTGGGGATGGTAAATCTTTATATTTAATCTTAGGTGAAGACTCAAGTGTACCTGGAGTTAATCTTAGAAAACTTGCTTCTGGAGTAACTAGTTTTGTAAATTCTATTTCCGGTCCATAATGGAACAGAAAGTTAAAGCTTTACTTGGTGAATATGCATTCACTGTCGCTGCTCTTCAAGTACAAATAGCACAATTACAGGAGAAGATAAAAGAATATGAAGACAAGCCAAAACGGCAGAAGTCTGATTGAATCGTTTGAAGGTCTAATCCTTCAATCGTATGATGATTACAACGATCATATTGTCAACACCGGGGATACAGTTCATGGAGTACTTACTATCGGGTATGGGCATACTAGTGCTGCTGGTCCTCCTCACGTATCTATTGGGGATACTATTACACAAGCTGACGCGGATAAAATCCTCGGACAAGACCTCGGACGAGTCGAAGGAGAAGTAACTAATCTAGTACATGTTACGCTTAATCAGAATCAGTTTGATGCTCTTGTTTCTTTCCAGTTTAACACTGGTGCTCTGGCACACTCTTCAGCTCTTCCTCTTCTCAATGAAGGTAAGTATGTAGAAGCTGCAGATCATCTTCTTCTCTACAATAAAGCTGGAGGCAGAGTTCTTGCTGGTCTTGTACGACGTAGGCAAGCAGAGAAAGACTTATTCTTAAAATCTGTTATTACTACGTCTATTCCAACAGTTGGTTGGAATTCAGTAGTAGATTACTACTATAATTTAATAACGAAACTATTTTCGAAAGGAAAATAATATGTGGACAACTGTCCTTGAATATGCGACTCCGATTCTCACGGCAGTGGGCTTCGGTTCTGGCTGGCTCATTGGTAAGTATACCTTTGTGGGTCTCCAGAATACTATTACGACTGAGATTAATACTCTTAAGTCTGATGTGACTGCTATCAAAGCTAAGCTTCCCTAATGCTAACAGCAATACTAGGCTTATTGCCAGGTATCTTTACTACGGTTAATGGCATTACTACAGCTATCTCCAATGAGAGAATAGCTCATATTAATGCCACTACCGATCAAGAGAAAGTTGAGATTGAAGAGAGGATTAAAACTCTCGAAGCTCAACGTGATGTTCTTATTGCAGACGGTACTCATAGTAATCTTGATCTTACTATGAGAACACTGCTTGCAGCTGGTCCTGCTTTTATCTTAGCTAAGATATTTATGTGGGATAAAGCCTTTGCTTGGTATGACGCTTCAACAACGCTGACTCCTGAATTGTGGAATGTAATAATGGTTACTATTGGTTTCTATTTCTTGCATAACACTATTGTAGGCACAGCTAAAGAGTTTATGAAACAGTAACATGGCCGAACAAACAGTCTTAACAATGGTTCAGAATATCCTTTCTAGGATGTCATCTGATGAAGTAAACTCGATAGGAGATACTCCCGAGTCACTTCAGGTAGCTACGATACTACAGAATAAGTATTATGATATAGTAGCTCGTGGTACGCTAACTATTGATGAGACGCTGTTTCAACTATCACCTTCGGATAATTCGAACAATCCTGTACAGATGGTATTACCCGATGGAGTGTCTAGAATAGATTGGTTACAGTATTTTGATACTAATCCTCTAGACAATACACAGACAGATCAGTTCGGATCTTTTAAACATGATCTTAATACTAATTTAGTTTCTTCTGTTGCTTGGCAAACTACCTCTACGTCTAGTGTTACTATTCCTGTACTATCTACTGGTACGGTAACATTTACTGTAGCCTCTGGTACATTACCTGTAGTGCTCAATCAGTTTATTGAAGCTATATCAGGTAGTCATTTTATTCTTGGTAATGTAGTTGCTTATGTAGGTACTTCATTAACAATGAGTATTACTAATGTTTCAGGTCCAGGTACATTTAACAACTGGATTATATCTTCTGCTACTCCTCCTAATATCCCTCCGGGGTATAAGTATGTAGAGATAGTACCTAATGATTACTTTCTAAATATAGTTAATAAACTAGACTTAACTCAACCTAATACACTTTCTTATGTATTCAATGATGGTTTAGCTCAGTTTACATTTAGATGTAGAAATGACCGTACACCTATGATGTGTACTGTAATTCAGAACAATTGGGTATTGTTTGATTCCTTCGATGCTACTCAAGATAGTACACTTCAAGCTAGTAAGACGTTAGGTTTTGGACAAGTAGTTCCTGTATTTAAACTTCAGGATAACTTTGTTCCCAAGTTAGATGACCAACAGTTTCCTCTTCTACTTAATGAAACTACATCTCTAGCTTTTTATGAACTTAAACAGATGCCTCATGCGAAAGCAGATGAGGAGATTAAAAGGCAGTGGGCAGTTGCACAGAAGACAAAATCAAAATCAAATAAACCTTCCTATTTCGATCAACTATCTGATTTTGGTCGCGTGCCTAGGACTGGTGGTTATGGGGGTTATCCGCCTAATTTATGGATGCGTAATTCCATAGGTAACTCTGGTGGAGTTAATTCTCCATAATGCAATTAGAATTTAAACTCAGACCTATACCGGGTAGTAATCCTAAAGATTATAAGGGTCATGTAGATCCTCGTCTTCTTAATGGAGATAATAAATTATTTGCCGTGCAAGATATTACTCTGTGGCACGCTGCGTATTCTCAAGGTGCAGTCCCATCTGCACTACGGCAGAAGTTCACTAATTATAATCAATTCATAAAGTATGTGACCAGTTACTTTAAAGGAAGAAGCATTGAAGTAGTAATAGAATAATGGCTCAACAACCTTCACCCGCAGTAGAGAACCATTTCATCGCTGGGTTAAAGACAGAATTTACAGGATTAAACTTTCCTGAAAACGCAGCTACTGATACTCAGAACTGCGTTTATTCTTTAATTGGAGATGTCACTCGTAGGAGTGGGATTAACTATGAGAGTAATTTCTCCCTCAATAAGATAAACACTATTAATGTGGCTCGGTCATCCTTTAGATGGTTGAATGCTGGCGGGGACGGCTTAACTCAAATATTAGTTGAACAGATTGGAAGTACTCTCTATTTCTATAGATCTAGTTCGGCTACCATAACTAATCCTCTTTCTACTACTTTATTGCCTTCTACTGTCAATATCCCTGGATTCCAAGCGTTTGGTAACATAGTAGACATATCTCAAGTTGAATGTCAGTATGCAACAGGTAACGGATATTTGTTTGTATTTCACCCTAATTGTGATTCATTCTTTTGTACTTATTCTAATGGTTTAGTAACAGGAGCAGCGGTAACATTACAGACACGAGATTTCGTGGGTATTAATGAACCTGGAGTTCCTGATAACTTAAGACCTAAGACTTTAACTACTGAACATTTATACAATCTAATTAATCAAGGATGGACACAAGGATCTACTTGGACTGCTACAGGAACTGGAGATGGTAGTGGTAATATCCCTCCGTCAGGTGGACTTTACACTTTGCATGTTTCGTCACAAGTTGATACCACATCTGTGACGAATGGTTCTGTAATTCAAGTTAATATACCTCAAGCTGCTAAAACAGGATCTAATAATAATAATTTAAATGGTTCTGTTGTTATTACAGGTACGGTTACATCCTATGTTTCTCCATTTACTTTTATTACTATCGCTGTATTATCTAATTCAAATACTGATTTAAATCAAATGGGTTTCTGGTCAGGAGGTAATTTCTTTAGTACACCTAATGAAACATTAACTATGTCTTTAGTTAGTGTAGGTTTTATTACTAAATGGCTAGGTGTTCTTGCTAATTATCCGTCTAACTCAGATATATGGTGGTTGTATAAAGATACATCGAATGTATTTAATCCAGCCACTACATTTGCTAATGTTCAGCAACAAGTAACAGCAGCTCCTAAAGGTTCATTTATTTTTAATCCATTTATACAGGATCGTTCTGCTGTTTCTAATATACCTGGATTGACAACTGTATCGACTAAACTTAGACCTTTAACTGGAGCATTCTTTCAAGGTAGAGTTTTCTATTCTGGAGTTAACGATTCTTTTCAAGCATTAGGAGACGAACCTTTTTACACGTGGTCTGAGAATATTTATTTCTCTCAGATCATTACAAGTGCGAAGTCATTTGGTAAATGCTACCAAGAGAATGATCCTACTAGTGAAACTCTTTTTGATCTCTTACCCTCAGATGGTGGTCAGATTGTTATCCCTGGATGCGGAGCTATATATAAACTCTTTGCTCTTAGATTTGGTGTACTCGTCTTCGCTGCTAATGGTATATGGTTTATAGCCGGTAGTACTGGTATAGGATTTGCTGCTAATGATTACACTGTAACTAAGATATCCAGTATCAGAGCAATATCAGGTCAATCATTTATTGATGTACAAGGGTATCCAATGTTCTGGAATGAAGAAGGAATATATCATGTTACTCCTACTTCACAAGCTGGTTCAGCCCATAGTCCTGATATTCAATTAGATGTTAAGAATCTAACTCTAGGTACTATTCTTTCTTATTATGCAGGATTTCCTATATTAAGTAAGAAGTACGCTAGAGGTGATTACCATGAACTTGATTATGTAGTTCAATGGTGTTTTAGAAGTACTAACGAATCTGGTATATCTAATAGGTATAACTTCGATACTATATTAGCTTTTAATATCGTTACCCAGGCTTTCTATCCATATTCTTTACCTACTAATAGTTTATCTACTGTAACTGATATTAAGTATATACAGAATCCTGGAGGTACTAATAATCCTGCTCCTGTATTTAAATATTTAATTGCAGTTGGATCTAACATTACATTCGCAGAAGAAAACGATTCTATTAACTTTGTAGATTTCTTTTCAGAGAATAACATAGGTTATAATTATGTTAGTTTCTTTACTACTGGGTTTAAATTAACAGGTAAAGCCTTAACCAAATTCCAAGCTCCTTATGCTTATATCTTTTCTAGAAATCCTTCTAGTAATTCTTATTATATACAATCTATATGGGACTATGCTGGTAGTGGGTTAACAGGTAGATGGAGTGTTAAACAACAGAAATCTAATTCTCCCAATAATTATACTAATATGTATCATAAGGTTAGACTTAGAGGCAGAGGATTAGCAATGCAAATTAAAGTAACATCAGTAGATGGTAAACCCTTTGACCTTATGGGTTGGGGTATCTGGAACGAAGTGAATACAGGAATATAATATGCCCAATCCTTTTAGTATAGGAACAGAAGCAGTAGGTCTAGGTGTAAGTATATACGGCGGTATTGAAGCTATGGGAGCTCAAAAAGATATCGCTAATATTTCTATGCAAGAAGCTGGTGTTGAAAAACAACAGAATGAAGTGCGTAGACAGGCTATGGAAATGAGTGCCCATCGTCAAATGTTACAGCAAGTTAGAAATACTCAGAAAGCTAGGTCTATGGCTCTAGAAACGGGAGCATCTCAAGGTGCACAGTTTGGATCTGGTCTTGCAGGTGCATACGGAAGTATATCTGGACAAGGATCAAGTAATATAGCAGAACTAAGTAAAGGTCTACAGTTCGGTGAACAAGAATTTAATCTTACCAGTCAACTAGATGATTTGAAAATGTCAATGGCTAAGGCTCAAGGTAAACTTGCTACTGATCAAGGTATCTCGGCTATTGGTGGTAGTATTATGAGTGCAGGTAAAGCTTTTGGCTAACGAATATAATATACCTGTAGAAGAACCGTCTCAAGAAGATACGGGTCCTAACATTCCTGTTGAGACTCCTAGCCCTCCTGTGTCTCCTGCTATTGCCGGAGATAGAGCTACTAAAGCTGTATTTGGTTTACAGAACAAAGTTAATGTTGATTATAATGGATATTATTCTTCTTTTATACAAGGACAAGAGAAGAATGTTCGTCAGTATGTTTCAGATAAATTAGCTGAAACAAGTGCTGCACGTAAGGTAGATCAGATAAGACAACTTGCTCAAGCAGGATGGCCATTAACAAAAGAAGATGTTGACAATGTAAACGCTGCTGTTAATGATCCTAGGAGTGTAATAGAAGATCATTATTCTCAACGATATATGGATCATCTTAACTGGCCTAAAGGTAATCCAGATAATACTTCTTGGTTAAATATGATACATCCTGAAGAAGCAGACACAAATTGGGATAAAGATATAAACCTAGGTTCAGAATATATGGCTAGGGTTCAATTTCTGAGATTAAGACAACAGGAAGCTGCTGAAAATTATGATAAGCAGAGTTGGTTGAGTTGGACTTGGGATGAAGTCAAGAATTTAACTACATTATATCCTTGGATTAAAATGCATACTGGTAGTAATTGGTATGATCTTCCTGGAAGTACGCAAGAAGCTACAAGAACAGATTTACTTACTCTTCCTAGTTATGAAGCTATGAAGAATAGATACGATACAATATCTAGTTCTCTTCCTCCTGGTCTTAGACTACAGTTTGCTACCAACATGGTGGGCATGTCTACTTCAGATCAAGTAATGCAAGATGTCTTTCCTATTGCTATGCCTGGTGTAGAGGTTTCTGCAGTAGCAGGGTTAGTTAAATCTACTGTTCTAAGAAATACTGTTAATACTGCAATTAGACAACAAATACAATCATCAGCCATACAAGCTGGAATATCACCTACTCAAGCAGCTACTCTTGCTTCGGGTAATATAGCTAATTCTGCTGCACAACGTGCTTGGGGTACTCTAGTTAATTTAGCCAGACGTTCTGATCCTATTGTAGAAGCAGAGAAGAATCTTCCTAATATTCTACGAAGAGGTAGAGCTGATGCTATTCTAAATAATGGCGGAGATATTAACGGAACTAATGCCATTATCGAAGAATATGAACGAATGGAAAGAGAGCTTCCAGGTGTTCTAAAAGGATTGACTTATCCCGAACGTTTTCCAGCATTAGCTGAGAAAGATCCTGAAGCCATTGCTGCTGCTCTTCAAACTGTAAGAAGTAGATCGAGAGATATCTCTGATAATTTCTTAAACCAATCTAATCCTTATCAACATCCTATTGATCGGTCTTGGTGGTCTGATGCTATAATTGGCAGGTCTGTTGTAGATCCTTTCGGTACTTCTGCTGAAGCAGGTATGTTTGCTAAAGACCGTGGTCTTAGTGGTTTTCAAATCATTGGTAATAAGATTACTAAAACTCCTGGAAGATTAACTCCTGCAGAAGCTCAGAATATCTTTGATATTCATAGAGATCAGTTTATACCTAAATCAATTAAGATTGAAGCTGGTATTGAAGCAGGTGAACCTAAAGTAACAATACAACAAGGTGGTTCTGGTTTTTATATAATCAAACCATTTCCTATTCCTGAAGATGCTCCTGCTATGCGTCCTTTCTACGCTAGACTTCCAGAAGATAAAGTTCCAGAAGGTGGAGTGATTAATTCACTCTTAGCTAGATGGAGAACTCCCAATGAAACTCAATCAGCTTGGAGTAATAGAAATAGGGAGTCAGCTACATTTGTAAATTCAGTTATAGAGAACTATGCTTGGAAGGAAGCTGAAGCCATACGTGGTATGGTACCAGGTATAACAGACAAACAGAAATGGAATGATTGGGAACGTGTATTAAATGCTGCGCGTAAACAATATGATCCTGATAATAATAGAATAGGGTATACTTATAAAAATATAGGTGAACTTGAATATGCTTATCGCAGAACAATAGGACGTTCTCCAGACAATCAGGAGATAGCTGCTTACTTTGCTTTTAAGAGAATTAATGAATTTGACCATATCTTAAGGACTGTTTCTATTCTCAAACACAAACAAAGACTCGGTGTTATGTCCCATCAAGTTACCTGGCGCGATCCAAAGTTGCCGGGTAATGTTGTACAGAGTGCTGAATTCGACGCCATACCTGGAGATCATTTCCCTACTGGAAACCGTACCATAGCTATTATAGAACACGATGGCAGTGTTACAGTTAAACGCTTAAATGCTCTAGGCAATCATCCAGCGTCTGGTCCAGGTACTAAAGCATTTCCTAAGTCTCAGTATTATGCAGATATGGTACAGCAAGGTAAATATAAAGTAGTTAGATTACACGCTCCTGAACAGACTCCTCTAGCAGGATACGGAGGACTTAAAGACACTGACATTGTTGAACATGTATTAGCTCCTTCTTATATGTTTTCTACTAAACCTATAGCTTGGGGAGCACAACTTCCAGAGCGAGGTGGAGGGCATTTTGTTTATAAAGCTCCTTGGAGAATTAGTCAGTTAGATGTTCGTCCAGAAACAATAGGATCACGTACTGTTCATAAATTAGTAGGTGTTACGTCTGGCTGGCATGTAATGAATACAGTTGACGGAGCAAAGATTGAAGGACTTTTAAATCAAGTAAGAGGTTTTCTTCGAACAGATAGAACTGCTGCTAGAAATATAATTGAAAATCAATTGGGTATAAATTGGGATGAGTTCTTGGGTTTCTTTAAACCACCTCCTTCTCGTAATTCATTCGGTCAATGGACTAAAGGAACTAAACCTAGATTTAATCTTAATGAACCTTTTGTATTACACGGAGCTAATGAGAATCTCTTAAATAAAGTTCCTGAGTCTGAACTTAAAGCTAGATATAAGAATTTTGAAGATATAAGATCAACATCTCCTAATCAAAGATTTATGACTGAATTCAGTCAGGAACGTGATGCCAATGAGATGTTTACTTGGAATAATATAGGAACAGCAGATGCTCCTATGTATCGGTATGAGCCTTCTCCTTTGTTAGACGCTGTTCCCACTATGAACAGAGCTATGAATAAGATATCTAATACATTAGCCATGGATGATATGAAGATTAGTGCAGTATCTTCTTGGATACAAGAAGCAAAGAATCTATTAGCTGTTAAAGAAGATATGTTGAATGCTTCTCCCTTGTATTGGTTTCATCATGCCAATTTCATTAAAAGTCCTCTAGACTCACGTAAAATAGCTGAATTAGAAGTAGCAAGAGAACAGATTAAACAATTCATTGGACAAGTATCTGAGACAGATGCAGTCATAGGTTATTGGACTCAGAAGTTAGCTGATGCTCTTTATCAAAGTACTATACCTGGAGTATCTCGTTTAGCTAAACAAATAGATCCAGTTAACTTAGCTCATACTCTTTCTGATCCTACCAGGTTCATTAGAACAATGACTTTCCATATGAAGATGGGTTTATTTGCTATTCCTCAGATATTGGTTCAAGGGCAAACATACGTAAACATTCTAGGTATTGCGGGTCCTGTAAGAGCTTCTCAAGGAACTGTTGGCGCTCTTATGCATCAATGGTCTCGGATGAATGCTGATCCCAGGATACTCACCGCACTCGGTAAGAATGCAGAGAAATTTGGGTATAGACCTGGTGAATGGGAGGCATTTCGAGAAGCAGGTTTTTCTACTGGATTCTTTAATGTAGGTAGTGAATACGCTCTTAGAGATAATCCCATGTCTAACAAAATAGTTCAGACACAGTGGGGTAAATTTCTAGACTTTGGTGCATTGCCATTTACCGAAGGTGAACGTAATGCCCGTTTCGGATCATGGTACACTGCTGCTAAAGAACAAGCTGAGATTAAACCAGTAAGTCAATGGACTAATGCTGATAGATTGAAAGTATTAAACAGAGCTGCTCTTCTTAATGGTAATATGAATAGAGCTAGCAATGCTATGTTTCAAAGAGGATTTGCTGCCTTACCAGCTCAGTTCTTAACTTATACTATTAGACAAGCAGAGTTGATGTGGGGTAAACGTCTTACTTCTCCAGAGAAAGCTAGATTGCTTACAGTTAATGCAATGGCTTACGGTCTGCCTGTTGGTCTGGGTATAACTGGAATACCTTCAGACTACTTTAGAAATGCAGCTATTGAACAAGGATATAATCCTGGTGATAATTACTTAAATACTTTAGTCACAGAAGGTATTCCTTCTACTATATTAGCTTTAGTAGATCATGATCGTTATTGGAATGTAGGTGAAAGATTTGGTAATACAGGTCTTAATGATCTTTTCTATGGTGATAAAACTATATGGGATATAACTGGTGGAGCTGCTTTCAGTACTTTAGGTAGTGTTATGGAAGCCTTTGATCCTTTTAGACAAGCAATCATGTCTGGTTATAGACAAGATGGTAATCAATTTAATATTTCCTATCAACATCTTCTTCAGCCATTAAGAGAGATAACTACTTTTAATGCTGCTGAAAGAGCTGTTGCTGCTGCTAAAACAGGTGCTTGGATTAGTAAAGGTGATAATCCTTTACTACGCGGAGTTACAGTTCCAGAGTCTGTTATGTCTTTTCTTACAGGACTTCAACCTCAAGAGGTTGCAGACTTAAGACATGTAACGGATATTAAAACGGCTGAACAGAATGTAGAGAAGTGGGCACAAAGTCGTGCAATTCAAGAAGCAGGACGAGCCATGGAAGCCTATGATAATAAAGATACCGCTCAAGGCGAAGATTTCATGACTAATGCCATGATGTATTTAAATGTTTATATACCTGAAGAGAGAAAAGAAGAAGTATTGTCGCGAATGTTTAATCGTTTTCAAGATGTTGTTCAACGAACAAGACAACAGTTCGGTACTAAAGATGTACCCCCGTGGCTTAAAGATCAACGTACAGATCAATGGATCTCTACATTAAGGAATAGATAATGGCAACATTCGATTCAAGTGCTCCTCAACCTCTAGGTAGACAAGCTGAAGGTGAATGGTTAGGTTGGTCTAAGTCTATATCAACACCTGAACCAGATAAATCTGGAGAGACTCTAGGTAAAACTATTGGTACTGCTATTCATGGTGCAGCAGAGCTGGGACATGATGTTGTAGAGAGTCAGGCACAATCAGGATCAGAAGAGATTCTTCGAGGTAATCTTAATAAGCTTCAGGATGTTCAAACTGATCTTCTTAATCCTCCTAATAAAGGTAATGAAGATGCTCCTAAAGAAGTTCAGAATTCTCAAAGGAGTGCAGAAGATTTAGGTTCAGCTAGAGCCAATGGAGCTATTAGTCCTACATATTATTATGGTCAATTAGATAAACTAGCTTCAGATATGCGTAGTAGATTTCCTATGTATGCTCAAGCTATTGATAAAGGAATTGCACAGGGAACTGGGGTATCTCATACAGCTAATGAACTTTATCAGTCTACTCTTAAAGATATTAATAGTTTCTTAACTAAGAAGAATGAAGTCCAGAATAAAGCTCTATCTGAAATACAACAGAATATGGGTTCTGGTCCTGCACTAGGAGCTGCCAATGCTGCTGATGCTTGGGGTAAAGTACATAGAGGTGAATGGACTCCTGAACAAGGAATGGCTTATGCTAACGCTATTCAATCTCGTAAATTCCAACTGGGAAATCTTAAAGAAGAAATCAGTACTCATGAAGCTATGAGTAAAGATCAAGGTCAAATGGCTGAACGTGTGTTCATAGGTGAAGTTAATAATTTAGTTACTAACTCTATGCACGCTATGACTGAACAGTTTGGATTTAAGAATGTAGGTGAAATGGAATATGCTTTGCAACATCCTGCACAATATAGTGCAGTTGATATGCAAGCTGTTTCAGCTGCCTACGCTAATCATGAACAAGAAATTAGAAAAGGTTTGAATGCCAAAGCTAATGAAATGCATGAAGTTATAAACCCACAAACTGGTCAGAAAGAAGTATGGAGTTATGCCCAATTGCATCCAGGCTATCAAACTAATATTGACAATTCATTGAAGACTTTCCACGCAGGTCTTGAACTTGTTAAAGATAAAGACTTTGGGTCTTTAACTTATTGGACTAGAATGCAAGCTGCTGCCGAACAAGATGTTACAACTCAGTTACTTTCTCAAGAGAATGGAATTGGGGCGACTCCATTGGTTGTGTCTGCTCTTAAGAAGTTAGGTATGGAACAATATGTCACCCAGATGACACAAGATTCTATGAAAGATAATCTTGTACCTAGACTTAAAGCTTTTAATGGTTTTGTTATGGGTAGAAGTTGGATGACGCCGATGCAAGCTCAATCTGCTGGAGTAAAACCAGCAGTATCTTTACAAGATGATATTAGTAATTTTATTGATAAAATGGGAGTAAAGTCTCCTAAAGTATTTAACAAGTTTATCGATGATCTTCATGGTCTTATGCCTGATTCTAATATTCCTAATGAACAGAAAGCAGCTAAGATTTTATACACTTTCGGTCCTAAGAACGTAGGTGTATTGAGTACTTGGAATCGTAATGGTATTCAACCAGATGGTACTGTATCTGATAAACCAGATCGTTGGACTATGCTTGGAGCCATGACTGATCCAAAGATAACTGCTGAAGTTAGACGGTTAGACTCAGATCCTATGTTTAAAAGATATGGTCTATGGGATAATTATAAATCTACTACGAGTGCTATGATTAGTACTGAATTTCAGAAGCAAGCATTAGATTTAAATCAATTTGATGCTGGTAAGAATGTTATTTATAATTCAGATAAGCATGAATACACTTATACTCCGCCACCTAGAACTTGGGGGAAAGAAGGAGGATTTGGAGAAACTCCTACTGGAGCTGTTACAACTCCAAGATTAGGTTACGTAGACCCTAAGAATCATCCTGTGCAAAGACTTCTTGATAAACTTAATATAGGTTTACATGCTATGGCTGATATAGCTAAAGCAGAAGGTAGTCATCCTGATGCTTATATTTATAATATGATGAACAGTATGAATGTAGATATGAGTAAGACCAGCACTACCGGAGGTATGATGCAGTCTCTCATTAATACTCACGCAGCTCAGCAGAAGAAGTATGAAGATGATCTCAATAAAATGGTAGAAGAAGTTAAAGGACTAGGTAAGAAGAAGCCACAATAATATGGTTATAGGTACACCAGATAATTCTTATGAAGATGAAATGCACCATGCATTAGGTATACCTATGGTTGCTGATCCGTCGCAAAAGAAAGAACCACTTAAGTTAACTATTACGCCTCATATGAATGCCGGTGAAGACCAGCAAGATACTCGTATGGCTGGTCTAAAAGGTATCGATACTGAAGGTAAAGAAGATGAGTTTGATTATATAAACCCTTATAAAGCTGGTAGTCCAGAATCTCAACAATGGCATGATAAATTATATCCTTCTCAAAAAGAAGAGTTACAAGATTGGTATGAGATTAAAGGATTACAAGGTGGAGGTGTTGGTTATAAAACAAAAAGACAGAATACTAAACCTCCTGAAGTAGGTCAGTTAGATGAACCTAAAAATGTACACATTGTACGTCATGGTGAAACTACAGAGAATGCAGATAATACTGTACGTGGTTGGGAACCTGTGTCTCTAAATGAAAGGGGTCGCCAAGAGGCTGAGAAGGCCGCTGATGAGTTAAAATCAAAAGGGGTAGATACACTAGTGGCTTCTGATTTACAGCGCTCCAAGGAGACTGCTGAGATCATAGGGAAGAAATTAGGTATTGTTCCACAGTATGATCCTAGGTTACGTACGTGGAATGTAGGTGAACACGCAGGTAAACCTTGTTCTACTTCTAATCCAGTATTAAAAGAATACGCCCAGAACAAGCAGGATGAACCTGTTCCAGGCGGTGAAAGCTTTAATGATTTTAAAGGTAGATCTTTTGCTGGTATTAGAGATGCTATATTAAATAATAAAGACAAGAACCTAGCTATTCTCACTCATAATAGAGTAGAAGCTACTCTTAAAGGTTGGGAGAAGACTGGTCAAGATAATCCTGATATTGATTACAATGAGGTAGTTAAGGAAGAAACAGAACCAGGTACAGTACGTACTGTTCAGTTCCAACCTGATGCTACTATTCTTAAACCTAGTAGTTTTGATGATAGATACGGTGGTTGGTGGAAACCAGGTTTACCTTTAAATGCAGGTGAGACCGAAGGACGTGGTGACACTGGTAAAGAACCTTTAGGTTGGTGGAAACACGGACTTCCTCCCCGTAAATTACAACAAACATTCGATGCTTATGATCCAAGATTTGAACAACCTAAGTTCCAGACATTACCGTTTAATCCCGAAGATAGAGATAATACTTATTCTCCTATATCTGATAAGACAATTGAAGATTTGGCTAAGAAACATCAGATAGAAGGTTCTAAGCTTAAAGAGATTCTCAGAGATGTTAAGCCAGAGGATATTATAGGGACTGGTGAATTAGGTATGGCCCGAGTTGCTAAAGGGGTGGTAAAAGGATTGTTTGATAAAGCTATTAAAGAAGGCTTAGAATCTGGTAAATCTATTAGTAATATTGCTAAAGAACTAGGCATTTCTAGAGCAGCGATAAGATGGCAAATGGAAAATTTAGGTCTTAATAAATATGGTAAGGAAGATTTACCTGACTGGTTCAAAGAAGAAATGGAACAGACTCTAGAGAAAGAAAAAGCATTTGTCGAAGATCTTCAGAGAAGAATACATGAATACAAGATTAATACAATGCGTGCTGAAGGTAAGACTATTAGAGAAGATGATTATCTTAAAATGCTACAAGGTAAATTAAAGCCTTCAAAATAACTTAATCTAGAATTTGTGCGTTTATGCAGTAAACGACACGTTAGACACTAAAAAACCCCGGTCACCTTTCGGTGCCGGGGTTTAGTCATTTGTGCTTGCGAGGCACTTGTAGTTTCTTACATCAGAGCCCGCTTTTTGCTTCGGTATACTGACCCGACCTCTGATGATCCACTCTCTTAGTTCCCACGTGGATTAGTGGAACTTATGCTCACGGAAGGAGTCAACCTTCTTCAGAGCATCCTTCGGATCGGTGACGGAGATATGATCGACCACCGTCTCGAAAGCCTCGGAAAGCTTCTCACGGGCGGTCTTAAAACCAACTTCATCAGCCGGCTTCTCCGGATCACGGTAACGAATATCGAGACCACAGTAGATGAAAGTACCAGGCTTTTTCGCCTCATCCGGTCGACGGAAGGTAAACTTACCGTCCTTAATTGCCTGGACAGCATCCTCCTGCGACCACTTGCTCGTATCAGTATCGTTCAGATGATACACATCACGAAGATGGATCTCATGAGCGCGAATGGCATCTGCTGCACGGCAATAGAGACGATTGCGTGCCTGATAGTCCTGGGTATCTTCACTGAAATACATGTTCTTCTCCTGTACTGGTTTAGCCTGTGTAGGTATTAAATCCCCAGGCCGAAAAGGGAATAACATATTATATAATGTAGGTGTAAACGTAGTACTAATTGAACCTATCTCATTACTAGTTGTAATTGTCTTAGTTGTTACACAATTGTCTTTCATTCTCTTACTCTGTTCTTTCTTTTGTCTGTTCATATATTCTCCTTTAATAAACAGGACCTGCCGGGCATCTTATTACGGGATCTCACCGTATCCCCCGGACCTCCCACAGTTTCCTACCGGATCACGCCGGCTCATACAGGTGGGACTCTATTGCTTGAGCTACAGGTCCTGTCTACTCAGTTAATCAACCGTATCGTCTTCTCCATCGAAATAACGTTCTCTTGCTTCTACAAGATCATCATCTTCATCCGTCAAATCTTCCGAGTCTTGGAAGAATGACCGAGTAGCATCAGCACTATTGAAGTTCTCAATATCTGATGCTGTTTCTAGATAACCCACGCCATCTTCTGTGAAGTGATTAATGACGTGGAGGTTGTCTGATGCGGTTGGCGTGTCGTGAGACAACGCGGGTGGGGACGCGATCGAGTGAACCAGTGCGGTGGTATCCAACATGATCTAACTCCTTCATATCTCCTTTGTGGACTTTCCCCAGACGCTTTGCGCTTAGACGGGCTTTATTGCGCGCCTCTCTGCGCTTAACTTGAGCACTAGAGTCTTCCCACTTGTTTTCCTTTGCGTAATTATGGACTATAGTATTACACCTCCTCCTCTATAAATATCTTAAGTTTACAAAATTCTTTGGTAGAAACACCAAACAAATCAGAGAACTGAATGTTAGTGATCTTTTTATCATCGTCAACAATAGACAATGCATATAGCATTGTAGTTACAGCGTCAACGATGTTCTGTCGAGCTATCGTCTTCTCCATTATCATTGACTTCCCTTTTATCTTTCTTCTTTCGTTTCTTCTTTTCATTTATATACAATCGTTGTGCTTTATCTTGCGGATGTTTCATCTTTTAATTCCTTAGTGCCAAAGTAATATAATCTTAAAGCTTCGGATCTGGTACAACCTTCTTTAATCCAAAGATCATATACTTCAAGACAAGGAGGCCAGAAACAATTCTTAGGTAATGGATGTAAATGTTTCATAGGTTCCACTCACGCATTTCTTCTTGTTGTTTAACTTTAAAAGCATAATGGGTTAAACGATCTTGTTCCCAACGGTACACAAAATGTCCATCAGCTTTGTCTGAGAAGTATTCAAGTATACCTTCAGCAAGTATTAATGCGTCTGATTTCATTGTAATGGCTCCGGCTTAGGAACATTAAATCCCATTTCATTTATTAACAATAATACTAATTCTTCTTCAGTATATTCATTACATTCTAGAATTTCTTCTAAAGTATAGGTCTGGAGTATTTTATTTACTTCGTCTACGGTAATGAGTACCAAAGCACACAAGCTCTCCCTATACACTTAGACATACTAATCCAATAAATAGAACAAGCAGTTACTCCTAGAAAGAAACCTACTGAGAATTTTAACACAATTCGTCTCCTATTAAATAATATTCAGAATTAAGAGTTATGATCTTCAACTTTCCTGTTATACAATCTTTTCCAAAAGAAACTACTTCAGATGTAAGTATCCAAACATGAAAATTAGGATGACCTACAGGTGTCCCACCTATTTTAAAACCTAAACCTTCTTTAAGAAATGTACTGTGTATCCTACGCCAATTGTGTATCTCACCCTTATATGGTTTCATTTTAATCCCCTCTTGGTCCGAAGTCATGCAACAAAGCAACTCCTATGCAGAAAGATAGAATAGCTGCAAAACCTATTCCAGTTAAGAGTTCTAGACCTAAGCCGATTGTGTAGATTGTTTGCATGTTAACCACTCCGTCGGTATGGTTTCTATTGCGTATGGGAAGCCGTTCTTGACTGCCCATTCAACATCTCTGGCGTTATAGGAATAAAACAAGATCCGGATATCAAGAGACGGATTGCAGTGTTTAACTGCAGCAAGCTTCCGTTTATCTTCTCGTCTGAAATAACCTTTGCACTCAAGAAACCAATTGTCATTGATAATAAAATCAGGGGTGTAAGTGCCATAGATCGTATAAGATATCTTTTCTGTTTCATATCCATACCCCATCTTGGCACGAATTAACTGTCTTCGAGTTCTTTCCTCGAACTTATTCCTAGTCTTAGTGATAAACTATTCTTCCTTGTCTGTTAATTTCTGGGACATCAGGAGTCTTTGAAACTCTAGAAAGATAAACCGGCCCATCAGAGTAGAGGAAAGTCCTAAGGTGCGGGAAACAGCTGTGTTTAAACGGTGAATAGCTTGCTCTAACATCGAGTTCGATGTTTCCGGATGTTCCTCTTGGTCTTGTTCCGCACGTACAAGCAGGCTCTGAGCTTCGCTCAACAACGATTTTATATTCGTTAACTCGATGAAGTATCCGTTCGGGTCTCGCGGTGTGTTCGTAGACATGCATGTGCCCCAAGGTTTTATCGATGAACCAGAGATATCCTTTGTCCTTTACAGTAACCAAAGGATCATTAGCAGATCCAAGTACATAACCATCAAGCTGATCGAGGTAGCCAAAATTATCGTTCTTCTCCAAAGATCCCCTTCTGCTCTCTGCCACTTTAAAACTTGTAGCAGATTTAACGTCCACGAGACAGCCGTCAATAACAGCGTCGCGATGACCTTTAATCCCATCGACGACCAACTCATCCTGCTCTCCCTCAACTCGATGGCCTGCGGCCTTAGCTAAGGTTAGAGCCAAAGCCTCTATTATGTGTCCGTACGTGTATTTAAAATTAGCCCAAGATGGGAGAGGTTCGGCCAGTTCTGGCTGGTGGATGCTGTACCATAAAGCTCTCGGACACTGATCTCCCATTCGAGATAATCTAAGTCCGCGATGTGTACCGTCACTATCTGACCATTGCGCTTTAAGGCTCGTATTGAGTTGAGCGCTGAAGTAGGAAAGTAGAGTTTCATTGTACCATCCCTTCGTTTGTAAGAGTTCGTAAACGTCAGGTACTAGTGTGTGTATTGATTTCAAATATTCGCTCAATAAGTAATTGTTCTATTGCATCTTGCAAATCAAGAAGCTCTGCTTTCAAGGGAGAAATGTTATCATAGTGTTTAGTTGAGTCAGATGGATCAGTTGCAAAGGCTCCGTGTCTCTGAAGTTTACCTATTTCCTGCAATACTTCTCCGCATTCTTCAACTACTTTGGAAACTTTCCCATCAAAATGATGGGGTCTTAATTCTGGTCTTTTCATTTAAACATCCTATTCATAGTTTGAAATAGATTGTAGATACTGCTCAGTTGAAGTCCAACTATAGGAACAGCACAAGTAAAGCTAAATACCCAGAGAATTAAACCTCCCTCCCATATGGAGAACTTCTTATCTTTCAACTTAGGTGATCCTTTATCATCTTTCTTTTCATATTTCTTCTTCAGAAATTCAGATAGAAGTTCTAATTCATCTATCTGTTCTTTAATTGATTTCTGTGGTTGTGACTGTTGATAAATTGGATAGCCGAACATGTTAACCTCCTCTTCTCGGCATACTGGTGAACTTAAGGGGGGCGGATAGGTGGAGTAATATACTTATGCCTCATCCAACACCTCCAATCTCTACGATGGTCCAGCTTACGGTTGACTGCCGGAACTGGGTAAGTAGAACTTGAGTACCTCACAAGAGACTTATGTAGAATACCTTTCCTGCCCGAGTCAGGCCGAGTACTCAGTTGTCTTGCATCCGGCGGCTTTATGTCTGCGACTGTGTGAGAAGTCGGGAACTTGCGGCTGGGACTTAAGACTACACATTCTACTGCTCGTCACCATTCTGTCTAGCATCCCAGACAAGACGGTCAATGTGAGTTTGCGCACTATAGCAGCTGCTGCTTGGAGTGGGTATTGTTCATCGGTGATCGTTAACGGCTTCCTCTGCCTTCAAAAGGGAAAGAAGACGACCAGAGAAGCTAATGGAGCCTCAACAGTCTAGCAACAGCAGACTCGCTCTGCTCGTTGCTGTAACACCTAAGAAACCCATTATTTTCGGATCACACTCTTCCTCACCTCTTCAACAGTATTCGCCTTACCACACGCGGGTTGGTAGTCCGCATCTACAGGTTGCACCCTGCATACATCCTTGAGAGGTATCTTGCTTACAATAGAGGAAGCAGTAATCTGCTGCTGTCTATTCCAGTCCGCACTATTTCAGCGGTGGCCTGGTACACAAGACTGTCTCGTTTCTGTCAATGTGATTTGCTTACACGTCGGTTTATTTCCCAGGGACTCTGAGAGAAGACGTTTAGGACTGGCCTCGGTTCCTTTACCATTTGGTATTTCGCGTTCCCGTTGAGGGATTAGCTGGTCCCACTACCACCATGATGGCTTCGAACCATCTGGGAACCTACACTCCGTCCAAAGAGCGGTGTGTATCCTACTTGTCCCATACTATACTAGGAACACTAGCCCGAGAGACACATCTCAGGTTGTTACGTATGAGACGATTATTCAAAGCTACTCCACGTGAGGCGTGGATGACGTCGCTCTATGTTGTCTGACCACTAGGGTATGGACTCCGTTGTGGTTCAGACGGCTGATCGTCTGCCACCGGACATAGAGGTACACGTCCTATTGTCTCCGTTTTTAGCCTCCACAGGTGACGTTGCGGGTGGCATCATCAGTTGCGTCTGCCATATTGCGCCACACTCTCGATACCTGTCAGTCGAGTAGGACTGGAGTCGAACCAGTACAAGTACTGATGTAGCCAGTCTTGCTGCTTTTTGTATCCTGCAGCTAAATGGATTGAGAAGCCTCAGTCTGCTTTCACACCTATATGGATGTACATTACGTGCACACGCTGGGTCTCTCCTCACTAGGGTAGATCACCACTCTACCACCACTCACCCACGTTCCTGAGTTGCATCTTACATGAAGTTTTACTACCAAGGCGGGAATGTTTCCTACTGTTTCTATTCCCGCGGTATCGCACTCATCATGTAGTCATGGACAAAAGGACTTCAGTAGGTCAGAGTTGCACTCGGTACTCTAGTCAGCTTTACTAGAGCTTATTACCACCCGGTGATATATGCGACTAGTGGCAAGTAACAAACTATTTTACCGGTTTATATTCCTCGACGTGTTTCTCAATTTCTTCAAGTCGGTCTAAAAGAGCAGGAAGAAGTTGTCTTGCAGTATCAGCTCTTTTTTCTAAGTTCATTCCTTTGGTAGGTATGCGTCCTAGAAAATCTTCGAAAGCTTTGATAGTCAAGAAAGTCACCGCCTCTTCCTTGGAGGGATGATACTTTTCTATCTTATCGGAATTGTATATGTGTGTTGTGCGAAAGATAGACATGATCTTTACTCCAAGTGAGGGCAAATTGCCTAACTATTAATGAACTATGCCCGCCGCGCACATTGGTATTAGAACCTTTGACCGCGGGCTCTACCAGGTTCTTTGTTACTGGCAGGAGATACCTAACTAGATGAGTAGTTAGGCAACAGGCATATCCGTAATGGTTGCCTCGGGACGTGGCGTAGCCACACGCTTGATCGCTTGCATGACGAAATAATCGTCACCGTCTCGATCCATTTTCGCGCTTGTTGCTGCCTTCTTGATTGCCCCGTCAAGATCATTGAACAAGGCGCTAGAGTCCTGGCAAGCAACGAGGTAAACGGGTTTCGTGAAATCAATAGTCATAGTATTCTCCTCTTCTTCGTCAAACATAAAATCATCCCACTCACCATCGGTGAGATAATCTTTAAAAGACATTAAACAATCTCCTCAACATTAACTTGAGGCTTGTGCCACCACTGGTACAATTTCCTCAATAGTGATTGTGGGAAACGGATACCGGGCAACAGCCACGGACCTCCAGATCGCTACGTCAGTCTTATAATACTGAGCGTGCTTAGTTGCGGATGCAACAGCTTCGTCACGGGTCTTGAATTGATTGTTGCAATAACCATCCATCCAAGTTTCTACATAAACAGCACTAGACATTGGTCTTGTCTCCTTTTTATTGTAAATATCTTCTATGAAGTTAGAAATTTCAAACAAGCTTAACCTCAGCTTCATAAACACCTGAAGTCTTAGTAGTAGAAATCAACATATACACCTGGAACTCAGGTGCACCGTTGGTAGTCTGAGCCTTACGCTTAGCATGATCCTCAGCTGCTTCTCTAGTTGACCATGCTCGTGTGTAATGAGAATGTGCTGAGTCAGCATCCTTCTCATAAATCTTCTCGGTTGTAAGGTACATATTATTCTCCTTCTTTCAAATTATAGTACTTTTTTAACTTCAACCACTCAATATAGTATCTTTCTAAGAGATTAACTCGATCTGTCAGTCCTTCTACTTGACATTTAAGTTTATTAATCTCCAACTCTTCTTTAGAGTATTCTTTTAAGAATTCCATTAGAAGTTATATTCACCTTTAGGTGCTTCCTTAAGTCCAAAGATAGCTTCTCTTTCCTCTGGACTCGCAAAGTCTTTCAATTCCCAAGGAACTAAGTTATCAACTCTTACTGACTCCCATCTGGCACCGATACCACTGGCACCGTTGGGAGTTCTAAATGGATAAATCAAGAGTTTAATTGTAACTTCTGAACCATTGCCTATTGCTTCATTAATAGGCGTTCCAGCACTGTTAACCACAACAGGGTTTGTAAAGTTAACTGCTCTGCCTTTCATCATCTTTGTCATGGGACGTTTGAAAGACATGCATGGTCCATCGTCATCTTTCTTTAGCGTATTCTTAAGTCCTCTCGCTTTAAGTTCCATGATCTTTGTTAAAGACTTGTCGTCAGGATAAAGATCAGTCCTCCAGTCTCCGAATTGATTAGGTGTAATGGCCTTACACCACTTACACTTACCACTTAAATAAACGTATTCAGTCACTGGTAGTACTAACAATCTCCGGATCAATTGCTTCTGGATACATCCGGGTAAATTCTGCCATAGCCAAAGTCTTGGCTGTATTAATATCATCTTTGGTTTCCACAGTCACAGTAGCAAACTCTGGTACCATATATTCAAATTCAAATTGATATGTTTTCATCTTAATGTGTAACTTTCCAATTACTCCCTATTGTCCACGTTCGTGGATCATTGTGGTTTTCTCCATAGCTACCTGCTAATGGACACTTTAGTTTAAGTTCTACTCCTGTTTCTACCAGTGATTGACACTTAATCTTCGCTACTTGATGAGCAATCATTAAATCATTAGGTACTTCAGTTTGCCATTCATCATGTACGAAGTTAACTAGTTTGATGTTGTACTCCTTCGGAAAGATTAAGTCAATCTTTTTCTTCCAATTTAATCTTGCTTTCTTCATTATGATGGCTTCTCCGTTCTGAAGATAGCCAGACATAGCCAGATGCCGTCTTTCCCCCACGTCCACTCCAGGTATATTAACTTTGCGTCCATCCAGTCCTGTAAACCAGCCTTTACGGGCATCTCTTGGAATAACTGTTCTCTTAAGGTAGTCGAAACCGGTATATCGCTCCATAAGTTTCGCAAGAGCACGTTCCGCCTCCTCTCTTCCACACCCAAGTATCTCAGATAGCTTTCCAAGTCCCGCTCCGAGTAGAAATGCATAGATGAAACGCTTGGCGGCTTCCCTGCTTTTGCAAACACTACCGAGTACTCTTTGGTTGAGGCTGTGTGGGTCACTTTTGTCCTCCTTCTTACCGTAAATAAGAGAGTTAGTGAACTCTTCATCATCTATGTAATGGGCAAAGATCCGGAGTTGTATTGACTCCGCATCTACACCCACCAATAGACGGTCTCTACTACAACAGAATAGAGATCTCATCTCTGACCCAAGAAGCTTAACCTTTCCTTCAAGATCATGGCTTTTGGGAATATTAGCCATGTTTGGCTTCTGGTGAGCCATCCTGTGAGTCCAGGCACCAATGCTGAGAAAACTACCGTGGATGCGTCCATCCTCCGCCACTAACCCTGTCCACTCAGTGAGAGTGCGACGCCTGGACTCAAGCAAGATACGCCTTGCAAGCGCACGAGCAGGGGATGGGGCACTAGAAGGTAAAGTACTTAAGTTTTCTTCGTTGATCTTCCACCCGGTCTTTTGTATCTCCTGTAGCCTGCTTGGGAGAGTCTGTCTGTTGCGGAGGGCCTCAATGTGACCTTTGGTTTTACTTGTTGGTTTCCAACCTGCACTATGCAAGATGCGAATAATTTGTTTATGAGAGCTAGGATTAAAGGGTCGGTATTCACATCTACAGAATGAACCTCCGTTGAATTCCGATACATCACCGCCAGATACCCATCGGAAGTCCGTCCTATTAAGAGTCCCATATTTGGTGTATCTGGGAGTGATTTCACGAATACAGTGCAAGCGCGGAGGAAAGGATTGTCTGATGTCATCGTCAAGTTCCTTTAATTCCCTGGTTACTTTCTCTAGAAGAAGATTACATTTAGGAGTGGCAAACCCAAAGCCAGTGTTACCAAGGTCCACGCAATCCTGCTGAAACTCCTGCTCTGTAGTAATAGCGGATTTATTGCAGCTATGCTTAATGTAGCTATCGAAGAGAGTATTGTAAACCAGTAGATTGAGTCGAACATCTGTTGCACAACGATCCTCCAGTTCTTGAGAGTATTTAGACCAGTCAGAGAAGAGGTTCTTGGGGTAGTTTAGTTCTTCCCCGTAAGACTCTAAGGAATGTCCTTGTCCTCTGGAGTAATCGTTAAGTTTGCTAACAATAAGAGTATCAATACACCTATTACAATTAAGAGGAGGAGTTTGAAGAGAAAGAAGAGAGGAGAGAACGGGGAAGTCATAAGCGATAATATTATGGCCAATCCAAGTATTGACGCGCTTACTAAATACCAGAAACTCTTCTTTCTGTACGGGATCATCGCTGACTCTCCTGAAGGTATGTAGTTTACCAGTGTCGATATCCAGACAACAGATAACCCATATTTTAGTAGGGTTATCTTTACCATTAGCTTCTATGTCTAAGACTACTCTCATGCTGTAAGAAGTAAACCAGATAGTCTTTCTTTTAGATCAAATAAAGAAGGAATAGATTTACTTTTAGCATCTTCTTCTGACTCAGCAAAAGTATGATTATTAAGAGACATTTGAATAAATCTTTTTCCTTCTATTGGAATTCTACAAGTGTAACTCCATCCTCTTTTTCTTCTAAAAACAAGACAATGAGTATTATCTCCAAATCTATAGATTTTATTAGGAAGATTAGTATATCTGTTTATAGTAGAAGTATCAGTCTACATAAGTATATCCCTATATATCTAACTTGAAATTAATTAAAAACCATCTAACTTGAACCCGAAGGTTGTAAGAACCATAAAACTTACTAACCGACCAATACGTACGTATGTACCATATTTTAAGACAAAAGTAAATAGGTATTTTAACTATTTATGTATTATTTTCAAATATAATTGCTTTTCTTTTACCCATGCTGTTTCTGTTGCGTATAGATGCTTCTTCTTGAAGTTATTCTTCAATATTAACATCAGTTCCCAATCATCCGCATCATACGGTCCCAGTATATTCATCTACTATTTCTATCAATTGGTATTTCTTACAAAACTCTACAGCGAAGACATATAATGTTCTTTCTTCACCGTATATACTATGTTCCATGAGTTCAATACAATACTCATGGTTTATTACTTTGGTATAAGCACTAAGATAAATATTAGGATGAAATCTATCTTTCTCTCTAACTACAAATTTACAAAGTCTATTCATTGGTGTTAACCAATCAGGATACTTATCCGCTCGGTCTACGTCGCTTAGTGCTACGACGTTGGATTGATCTTCTAAGTTCTCCAACTCTTTCTCCTTCTCGTTCAATTTCATTATTTATCTCCATTACTAAATCATGTGCTCTTGTGTAATTCAACATATCGCTCAATGTCCCATCTGGATAACAGATTAACCACATCCCCGGAAACTTTGAGCTTTCCGTTAGGATGTGTCTATTAGACATCTTGCATATCCTCCGTAAATCCTAGGCTTATAATTCGACAAAGATCTCTGAATTCACCGGCTTCCATTGTTGCGATTGTTTTCATCATATAAAACTGAGGTATTGTAGTATCTCCTCTGTAGTTCATATTAAGACGGGCAGTCTCAACAATCTGTCGGAGTTTGCTCACTCAATCCTCCCACCGTTAATTATATCTTCCCACTGATGCTTCTTCTGCCACACTTGGAACTCTTCAAAGAGTTTTGTATGGGCAGGGGATATCGTACCCCCAGCAGATGCATGCGGTGTCGTAACGTGCGCATGGTGGGAGTGTCGGTGTTTCTTCTTGATTGTATGGTGGTGCCGTGGGGTGACGGGGGCCACGATTTGAGAAGTACTTGACCCACCAGTTCCTGTCAGACTTTGAAAGATTTGTTCGAACCAGTTCTGTTCGTATTTGGGCTGAGATGCAGATTGGGCAGAGACACATCCGAACATCAGAGTTGCACAGATAATGAGGATTGTTTTCATGCTGCCATCTCCCGTTGGTTGTCATTAGATGCCTCCACGTAGGAATACGTGTTAGGGTTAAATAGGAGTCGACCAGCAGGTCCAGTTCGTCCACAGAACCTGTTTTTTGAGACTGAGATATCTGTGGTGTTCCTGATGGTGTTGTCGGCATTGGTTAAGTCTCTTGTTAAATCTATACGTATGTCCGCAACCTTAGAAGTATTGCGAGAGCCACGTGTTTGGTAGTTATCGTTCACGTGGCTACTGAAGATGAAAGAGAAGTCTAGTTCCTTCACCATCATCTCTAGTCTGTTGGTGAGGTAATCGAGAGCTTTCCTTTCGTCTTCTCCTTGAAGACCGCTAACGCCCAGAGTAATACCATCACAGAAGATACGGCGACAGCCACGGGCAGTACGTAAAAACCGTATAGCATCCAGAAGTGTATCTGGATCCACACTCCCAAAGTGATTGTACAGGTGGTAACGGCCATCCGACGATATAGCTTTTCGGACAGCAGCCATGATGTCAGTTTGTGTGAGATCAACTGCGGGAATATGCGCAGGTCTACCAAGCTCAAGACTTGCAATAGCCTGTAGATGTCTTCTTTTGGGTTCTTCGAGGAAGATGGAGGCGATGTTTTCATCGGTTTCTCTGAGGAACTTGTACTCGATTGCGTGGAGAAATTCTGTTTTTCCGACTCCTTCTTGAGCCGTGATGAGAACTGATTCTCCTGTTCGGATCCCATATGTCATCTCCGTTAGGGTTGTCCATGGATATGGAAACCCATATTGCAGATCGGCATTTAAGATTTCTTCGAACTCATCGAAGGACGATACTATGGTATCAGGCAGGTAATTCTTAGAATTCCACCAGATATGCTTTAACTCTGCCGCTTCACCTGCCTGTAGATACTCATTCGGGTCTTTTCGTTTGGAAAGCTTTACTTGATAAACCCGATTATAGTCGAATAGCTTGGCAACATTGCCCAGAGCTTCTTTGCCAGGTCGGTCATTGTCGAAGCATAAATAGATCCTCTCAAATGAGTCAACCCAGGATCTATCCAAAGTGACATCGCTAGCAGCAGTAGTGCTACTACGAACGCTGACCACAGGAGAGTTGATAGCTTGATGGAGCGATTGAGCATCGAGTTCTCCTTCACAGATAGTAACGAATTTGCTACTACCGGCCGAGAATTTATCACGACCAAATAAACCAGCTTTGGATATATCACCCTCAGTTCTAAATTCTTTTTCCTCAATCTTTCTAATCTTATTGGATGCATTAGGATAAGGAAATATAATCTCAATAGGTTTACCATCAGCGTCTACTTTAGTTTTGACACCGTAGAATTGCATTGTTTCTTTAGTTACGCCACGCCAAGGAACATACTCGTAAGTATATTCCTTGGTATTGGCCGAGGTCCCATGGCGTTCACTCGGAAAGAATGTTTGGCAAGAGAAACAGAAACCATGACCGTCATCCCAAATACACTTAGCATCTGAAGAACCACAACGGTCACAGGGAATGTGTTGTTCAATGATTGTACTCGTTTAATCCTCCAGTTTGGTATAGCAATAGTATTTTCGGTTAAGACTACTGTTGTTGAATATGGTCATGGGTTGAAAATAGTAGCCACCATCAAGTTGAGGTTCCCAGAACTCTTTTATACCTACATACATATAGGCTTCTTGGTTTGGGATTATTCGCTCGATGTGAGTATGTGCACCATTTCGATATAACATCTTCAACGGTACTTCAAGCAATACTCGGCTACGTCTGAATACTCTACCATTTCCCATGAATTTGTCAAGAGAATAGAAATGGTTCGAGGGAACTTTCCACAGTTCTCCTTTGATCTTAGCCCAATGATCGTAACGGTTACGATGTCTATTGGCTTCGACCCATTCTGTAGTAGTTAGTTGATCTTGTTTGGGGAGGGCGATAATGAGAGACTCGCTCACATTAATTGGAGGAGCAGGAGGAAGTTCTCTCTTTCGCACAGGAGGGGATAAATCATAAGCAAAACCCAGTGATGTTTTCTTTCCTTCTTTCACTGTGAATACTTCTTCAGGACCAGTTACAATATTAGTTGTGTTTTGTATGGCGACAGTCTCAGGTCCATCGGGAGTACGTTTCCAGCAATGGAATTGTGCTTCAGTGAAGGCTGTTGCTACGAGTGTAGCATTACCTTCTGATAAGATTTTATGATATTTTCTTCCTCTCTGCATATCGTCAATAACAAATAGATTATGAAAGTCACAACGTGCCAACTCCGGTGCATCGGCTGTAAACTCAGTTTCCTCTGCAATCTTGTCCAACCAATCTTGGTTTAGTTTCTTGCTGCTGAACGGGTTGTGCATCGTGAGACTCCGGATTTGAACCTAAAAATCTAACATATTTAGCACCGGCATTATCTATTTCATGTTGTGGATAACCATCTCGAAGTAATGTTTGTTCGATTGTTTCACCTGTCAGAGGTAAATAAAGTTTAGGAAATCCATATCGCCATCCTGCTGGAGGATCATATAACATAATAATATCCTTTCAATAAGTGCCCCCGACCAAGTGTGTGGCGCATGGCCGGGGGCTAATACGCAGTCCTGGGGGTCCTAGGGTGGACTGCGCATTATTGTTATCTCATAGAGAACTTCTTCGCTGGGGTAACAGCAACCGCAGGCTCAGCTGGTGCTTTAGGCGTAGGCTCGGTGAGCGCTTCGATTGCAGCATCTTGGCGAAAGAGAGCGTAGCATAAGTCACGAATAAGTTTGGAAGTAGCCGTAGGATTTTCTTTAATCAATGTAGTACGATGCTCTTCCTTTCCACCAAAGACTTTGACGCCTGTTTCCAAAGTCATTCCAGTATCATCCCAGAATGTCGGAGACGCTGTCTCATTCTTCTCCATTTCTTCCGGAGATACGACTTGCTGAGTGTTAGCATCAATAGCGCTAACAAACTTCAGCAGTTTGTCTTTCATCACATCGGTGAGGATTTGCGGCGGAGCCTCTGTACCGCTAGGTGATATGGGAGCCTGAGCAGCGAGGTGTTTTGATGTACGGATGTTCCATCCTTGTTGTCTTGCATTGTCCACCATGTTCGGGAGAATAGACACCCATGGTTTTCCGTTCTTCCACCCCGGAGGTTCATCACGTCCGTGGTATTTCTTGTATGCAGCACGGATGTCGTTATTCTTAATGATGTTAGCAGGTAGCTGCCCTTCATACAGAATAACAGATGAAGTATTGTCGACAACTGCATCGCTTGCAGCCGGTGCCACACTTGTCATCAATGATGTCAGTCTACCCCGTTTACCAGGGGTTACCGTTGAAGACGGACTCCCAGACGTAGGGACTTTGTCTTCCCATCCGCAGGTATCGTTAGTGAAACCCCAGGGATAATCGTGGGAGTCTCTAGCTGCGAAGTAAACGAAACCACCATCGCCGGGGCACAGTACGGCAACAGCGATTTCCTTATCATAGTTCTCGATGTCAGTCTGAAAGACTGGCCGTTTGATCTTCTCCAGAAACTTCGCAACATCTGCTCCAGAGTCTTCCCATTTCTCTTGGATCTTGGGATTGAGATACTGACCACAGAATAAATACGGCCGACCTTCGTCCGCTGTGTTGCTTTCCAGTCCAGGGAATTCTCCGTCAATGAAGACGAGACACTTAGGTACGGCGTTGCTGCCTTCGCCTTCTTCAATCAAGATGAGTGGCTGAATGTTTGGGTGATCAGCATCTTTCGGGTCAAGAGTGACGCTGTTCGCTTCTTTGCCGAAAACCATAATCTTGTCGACGCCTTCAATCTCCTTGTTTTGGAGAAACAGTTTGATACCGTCGGCAGTGGCACTTTCAGCGGCCATGTCGTAAATGATCTCGCCATCTTGGACGAATGCAAAACCGTACCAAGAGTTGTACTTGGCAGCTACACGTGCCAAGTAATCATCCGGAGGTAGATTGCCTTTGTTGGCATAGACCAAACAAGTCCGGCTAACAGTCGACATGATGTTTACACCTTTCCTGCGATAAGAGAAGACAACCGTTGTTTAAGCGGCTGTGCGGCTGCTGATACTTTCTCAGTAAACTTACTAGCTCCTTCAGTAGAAAGTCTACCTAGAGTTCGACGTTTGCGCTCATGAATGGATGGCTTGGGTATCAGCGTCCCAGGTTCCAGCTCAAACGCCATTTCTATGTTTCTTAGATAACGTCGTTTTTCCTTGTGGGTCATTCTTCCTGAATTGATCTCGTCTAGGCAAAAGTCGTATAGACGTTCTCCTAGCTTTTGATCTCTCGCCCTTTTGCTCATCTGCTTCCCCCGAAGTATTTGCCATGACCACAGACGACGCTTATGTCTGAGGTACAGGTAAATCAACATAAGACGGGGGAAGAGAAAGTATCCTGTGCTTAAACCAAGTGTAAGGATGCACAAAAATAACACAGGGTTATTGAACACCCATGTATTAAATTGAGACGTATCAAAGAGACGAACGATAGTCTCGTACATCATGTTTCACTCCATTCGCTTATTCTGGTGATACCCAGGTTTCATGTGGGTATCCTGAGAATAAGTGCCCCTCAGTACCTAAGGGCGAACAAAAATACTGAGGGGCGAGGCCCAGAGAGTTCGCCGGTGGTTACCGTGGGGAAGCGTTCTCTCTGAGCTTTCGAGTTGCCTTTGGCAACGTCGACGCTGGCTTTCGCCAGCTAGGGTAGAAAACCAACCGCGAGCTGAGGTCTGAGGAAATCAGCTCAAGCGGTTGGAAAACTCCGCAGTCGGCTACGGAGTTTATTTCGAGGTAAAGAGTTTAGTCAATAGTTTAACATTAGTCATTCTGGTTAAATGTTCTATTCTTTTCTGTTGCAGCTCTTGTCTGTGTGTGAAACACAACCAAGGATGTTTTGTATTAGCATTGAACGGTTGAATACGTTTCATTTTATGGCATCCTGGTACTTTACATATACGCCATGCCATCCTATCATATCCTCCTATTATCTTTGAGGATAAAGTAAATGAACAAACCAATAATGGCTAGTATCATTTCCAACCATTGATGCGGTTGGATACTGCTGATCATTTGCATCTTAGTCTCTCCCTTGCCCATTCATAAATATCTAAATAATCAGTGTCACAGTGCATGCATATCATTTTGAATATACGGGGTTTAGTTTTCCATAGGTGAGTAATCATTGACGCCATTGCCAATTCACGTTTTAATTCTTCTTCTATGGTTTTATCTAAATCAATAGGATGATCAACAGGAATGTAATTAGCCTCCACAGTTTCTGTCTTCAGTTCACGAACTGGCTTAGGCATAGTTATCTTACTGATGATTGGCATGTGCTCCACTCCTATTAGAATGCCCCTAGGACTGCGTAGGAAGGTCCGTGGTGAGTTTAATCAGTCAGGGTGTCATTACCCTACCTGACTGATCTTTCTTTGATGTGGGAGGTCGCTATGAAGGTTGCGAAGCTTTGCCGTTGGGCGTTTCTTTACCAAGGAGTTTGGTCATTGCGGGCAGAGCATGCAGTTCATGTTCATATATGAATTTTGCCATATTCAAATGAACCGCATCTTGCTTAGAAATTGAATCAGCAAGTTTGCACAATGAACTAACATCAGTGCTGTCCATTTTCCCATCTGCAACAGCATCCATAGCGTCAACAAGTCTGTCTCGCACATCTCTGCTAAACTTTACCATGTTGTCTGCTCCTATTCTTTGCCATTTACGAATTCGTAAAGGCCATTTATGAGTAGCCTGCCATTCGAGTTTAGTGAAAGATGTACGGGGTTTATCGTACATCCATAACCAAGTTCCGTATTGCACCTCCATTCTCCATCAGTAGTAACAATAATATGCCTGACCATTGGGTCGATAGCATATATCGCGTCTCTTTCCACCCCACTCACGATATTCTTGATATAGATCACGGGGTGGATTGTACGCAGGACCGGGAGGATATGGACGTGTGACAGGACCGGGACCACGCCATTCCCAACGCTGAGTCCAGTCATTCCAGTACATACCACGCTGTTGTGCTTGAACAGTCGTGTTAGTTACTAGAACGGATAGCAACAAGATCAAGTTCTTCATCCTCGTCTTCTTCCTTCTGTGGAATTGGAGTTGGTTCGCACATAGATCACCATGGTACAGGTTTGGGTTTAAGTGCTTCAAGATCACGGATAAACCTGTTATATCCGTCATCTCCATTGTAACGACATGCTGGATTAGGGAGTCTCGAACCATCATCCAGAATTAAGTAAGGTAGGGTATAGTTATCATGGATCTCACACCATCTATCTAAGTTGGTATGATCATCAGGATCAATACCATAGATATTGATTAAGTATTTGCGTCTATACCCCTCTTTAAAATCAGGAGGAGTATTGATGTTGCGTATGTTGTTCCATCTAACCACTCGATGACACATACAATCATCACCCAGTGTGCATAAGTTACACCCCCGTATCTTTCTCATATATTACCTCCGGTACTGGATAGTTTGCTGGACCAGGATATGGCGCACATGCGTGATAACCTTTACGTATTTGCTGTAAGCAATGGCCATACAACACACAGTCAAGCTTACTAGGACAAGTCCAGACAGTGTCATGATCTAACCTCGCTTTGCACATTCATTCACCTATTTCCATGTGATTGATCCTTTAGTAAAGTGACCCATGGCAATCACTCTGCTACCGTAGGTTATTGATGTACGGTGTTCGTTAAGTATAGGATCAAACCAAACAAACCAATAGGTTTCACGAACAGAGAAACCAGTATAAAACAATTTAATTTGTTTCAGAGGAGTGTTAGTAATGTAATGTGAATACTCATTCTTTTGTTCTTTAACAGCAATACGCCATGACTCCACACGCTCAATCATTGGTTGAGTCATGGTTGGTGTGTGTTTATTCTTATTCAACCATAATCTAGCTCTGTTAGGAGTAGCTGTAATTGGATTGATGTTTCTACCCAACCCAATAGCTGCTTTCAAAGCACTATCTGGACTGCTGTCGTAATGGTGCGAAGTTTTCTTTAAGTATGCACGCCGCATACCTGACTTACGTGGACGTTTAGACATCACCACCTCCCACGTACATACATGTTAAAGAACGATCCCTTGGAGTCAGCAGTAATGAACGAACGCCATTGTTCAAATGATATATTCAAATAGGTGTAGTCTGAACCATTAATAGTAACGAATAACGCACGGGTGTACGTATCGAACGCTATCTGTTCGATAACCTGTGAGTTAACTGATGTTATGACTCGCATTAGATCACCAAATGAATAAGCAACATTCATTGTTATAGCAGCCATCCCAAGCATAAGGACCGACCCACCATTTATAAGCGTCCCATGTTAAACATTCGATGTAATGTCCGAATGTTCCATTGCGATAAACTATGACTGCTTTCGGTTCCATTTCCTTATCTCCGATTATACTCATATAGTAAACTAGTTTAGTCACTTAGTCAAATTGGTAAGGCTCGTTGACATATATCACACACATCCTTATAAAAACTATTTATCAATTATATTAATTTCTTAGAACTATTTGTGTTTGTAAATTGCCAGCCTCATTGGCGTTTGTGACAGGTCTGTTACCTATTCGCTATATTCATGTGTACACAACGCTCTATGCTGTGCGTTGTATATGTGTAAACATAACGCAGGACAATAAAAAACCCCATGCCATTACTGACATGGGGTTGTTAGTTATATCTTGGTGCGTGCTAGATGGATTTCTTTTGCCTTCGGTTCTAATGCCGGGTTGCCATTGAATGCCGCACGCAATCGGATGAACATTCTATATGCGGTATAGAGCGTGTCATCCGTTGCGCCGATACTGCCAGTGAACTCAACCGACCGGGCTTGTTGATTGTCAGGCTGTCCGGTTAGATAAGTTTCGATAGCGTCTAGGTTCTCAACCAATTGTGTCCAATTGGTAACGTCTCTAACCTTGGCTACTGATCCAGGGGTAGGTGCTTGTGCCGGTGCTTTTGCGCTAGCGATAAGATCGTCTACCGTGACGCTAGGTGCGTCCACTCTTCTTGCCGCCTTAGCAATTGCACGATCCGGCTTCCATCTCTTGAACGATCCGAGTGAGAAGGGTCTGGCTTTCTTATATGCTTGCGCCGGAGAAGCATAACCCTTGGTGCTGTAGATCATGAGGCATTGAGTGGAATGCACAACTTCCCCTGCTTCCGGGATGTTGAGCATTGTAAGGTCGGAACCTTCCGGTATTTCCTTCTCGCTCGGTTCCCGTATCCACTCAATTACGATATGCGGCATTCTCTTTTGAATGTCCTTAATCAAGAGATGGACATGCGCCGCTGTTCGCATTGCCGATACCAGATTGTTGAGACGCCTCGTTGCCGATGCTTTATCAGCAACAAAGTTACCACGCTCGCGTGCCTCACTAGGTGCAAGCTTCGCTCTCGCCTCTTCCTTGTCGAGTTCGTCGAGTATTTCTTGCGCTTCTTGTCCGAGTTTCGTGCTCTTGATCAACTTACCGTAGAACGTTTCGACCTTAGCACGCCCACCGCTGTTGACAGGCTTGTCGAACAGCAATGGGCTCTCGTTAGAAGCAGTGTTGCGGATATTCTTTGCATCCGCATCCGATTTAGTCATGCCTGGCCATGGTAGATAAGCCAATTGCGCCGATGACAGGAACGTCTCTAGATATTTCAGAAACGCTATTGCCTTGTAGTCATCGACTTCCTTAGCCTTGGCTATCTCACTGGCGCCTTGCCGATATTCAGTATGGCTGTCAAGTGCCTCACCAAATTCACCAGCACGTGTGAGCATTGCGTTAATCTCGGCATCTTCCGCGTACACGTTGGCCTGTACATTGGCTTGCACTGGATCGGATGTTGTATCCTTCAATGCCTGTTTTCGCTTCCACTCTGCGATCGCATCTTGAGACGGAGACTTTACATCCGGCTCAACAGGCTTGGTTGCAGGCTGTTGTGTTTGTGTTCGGGGCATACGTGCCATTGTATTCACCTTGATGTTGTAGACCCTTACATTGCCCGCATCTTGCCCGTGTGTATTGCAGGTTAGATTAGAACTTCGTAGGCTTGATTACCTGTTAATCACGCGCGGAAGGTTTAAGTTCACGGATGTATTTGGCATGAGCCAACCATTCCGTTTCTTCCATTTCAACTAAGACTGAGAGAACAGTGTCATGGTTCTCCGCGCATTGTTCTAGATAGGTGTTAATCACACCTCCGATGCTAGGATCGGAAGGACGATTATATACGATATCGATAGGGCGCACATCCTTGATAGTCTTAGTGATAACGATACAACTCATTGCCTTGTTCCTTTTCCGTTGGTTTGTTAGGTTACGGGATATTCCCAGTCTATTGAGTACCCATCTGCACCGTCATGTTGCCCGATGACTAAGTGCATACTTTTTGGTTGTGTAAACTTAGTAAACACAACCAATACATTCTTAGCAGGGACGGAATAGTGAGGATTAAGACTGCCACTCGCATATCTAGCCGTATAACAATCGGTTAGATTACGATCATGCTTGCGCACAGTAGACAACCATATTGTGCGCAATGTAGATTGATAGACTTTTATCATTGCTACATCTCTTGTGAACGGGCAAGGTGAAGGCAATGCTTGGGTCTGATTAACGATGAGAAAGAGCTGGCAAGTGAGCATTCTTGATTGATGCTTACTCTTGCATACCTTTTCTTATTATTGATACCATTGTAATCCTTGATTGTGGCATTGTCAAGTCAGCATTATGATCATATCAAGGTGAAAGACAAATAATTAAGCCATCATTAGATTTGTTAGCGAGAGCATTGTT